TTGCTAACCCTTGCTACTTTGCGGTTTGTACATCTGGCATTTCCATCAGACCAATTACAACACTGTGCAAAAAGTTTCTAATTTTCGGTTCTTCCGATAAAGGAAGCAAGAAACTCTTTTCACGTGCCGGTGGCCTGGAAAGTGACGCGCCGGGATGGTAATACTCAATGTGGAGATAGATGTTCTTCCCGTCAATCCAGTCAAATACACGGACTTTGTATCCTCCCGCCACCCAAGTGTTGATTTCTGTCATACGACCACTCCTTCCATTACTATTACAGAAAAAAAGGGAGAGGTTTGCTAACCTCTCCTCAGGCTGTCGAAAAAGGATTTTCGCCAGCCTGAGCAAGTTTTCAAAACGTTAAAAAACGTTTTGAAAACTTATGATTGAAAACGAAAGGAACCCTTCCTGGGTTCCTCTCGTAACTCTCCTCCTTCCCGTCGAGGATGGTTTTTACGGTTTTTCGACACTCTGGGGAGAGGTTTGCTAACCTCTCCCCAAAACTTTTTGTTAGTCGTACTCGAAGCTCTCACGTCCGATATACTCACCATTCGCATAATCTTCATCGACATAGCCGGAGTACCAGACCAGCTCACCGTGCTACTTTGTCAAATCGTCCAATTTGCCGATGCAGCCACTCTCGTCGTTGCCGCCGACTGTTACCTCGAAGTTATCTGCAAACCGCCCACACATTCTGAACGGCTCCAGGACTGCGCTTTTGATGTCGGAAATGGTATCGTTGTAAATCATAATATCTTCCTCCTAAATCTCGCTCTTGTATACGGTAAACTCGTATCCGTCCGCAGGAATTTCCTCCACCCAGGGCAGACAGGTGTTATCGTTGCCGTGCTTGTCCCAAGCGATACGCTCGGCCTCGTCAGGATTTGAAGCAAAAACTACACCGCAGCGTTTCCCGATGTGGGCACCAGTTCGATGATGACAAACGGTCATGCAAAAGAAATATGCCTTTTTCTCCATAATAATCCTCCTCACTTTCTTAGTTCATGTTCAGTAGCGACCATACACAACAAGCCAGCGGTCAGGGTGTCAGGTGCGGCGGCGGTGATACCGTCAAAAGCATTTATCAGCGGATTGCCGTTTCCGTGCTGCCTCTGGGGTTTCACCTTGACCAGCTCAGGCATGAATACGATGATCTCTGGCTTAAACCGTCCTACATCCTTAGTATCACCCCGCCCTTGTGCGATACGATTGGCTCCCTCAACAGCTTCCGTGCCTTGCAAAGCGGAGAAATATCGGCTCTTGGAAATGTTGGGATTGTAGTGGTAATCAACAGACAGTGAGGTTCCACCGTGGTTGTGTCCCAGACCAAAGGTATAGATGCAATATCTCGGCTCACTAACACGATTATAAAGAACACCCTCCACCAGAAGATAGTCACGAAGATCAGCCCGTGCCTTTTTGATAACGGCATCCCTGGTCGTCTCTTTTCCCTCCTCTCTGTCCCAATGGAATCGAAAATAGGTGCTGCAGTGTTCGTGGTTGTAAACCAACTCATCCAGCGGATTTTGAAATCCGTGTTCCTCTGCCCAGCTTGTGTTGCGTAGCTTGGCCTGTGCCCAGAGCTTGCCATGATAGAGATAAATCTTACCGGCACCAAAGAAAGACGTGTCCTCAAATGCAAGCTGCAAGCTGTCCATCTTGGCTTCCGGCAGATTGATCTGCACATACTCCTCACACTCCTTATAGCGGAGCTTGCGGCAACGGGGCGGAAGATAGCTTTCCTCGTATTTAATCCAGGTTCTAACTTTCATGGTGTTGCACCTCCTATTTCTATTAACAGACCGTTATATAAATTTGCTAACCGATATGTAGAGGCGGGGAAGATTTCTCCTCCCCGCCCGTTCCATATTACGCGCTGGCACCCACCAGCAGAGACGCCATCTTGTCCATCATAGCGTGACCGTCCATAATACGGCCCCAGTTGTTCTCGCGATAATTAGCCGTCTGGCGGCGGGGCGCGTTGTGACTGACCATATCGCTCATGGCATTCAGTGCTCCCCATGCAGTCCCCATGAACTTGGCGATGTCAGGAGCGAAGTAGCAGACCATGTACTCGTCCTTGACCTTTTTGGCGTTCCGCTTCTCGCGGTCGCTCATATCTTCCGTCACGGGGAACATCTCGTCCAGAATGGCCTTGATCCGCTCGTCGGTGACGGTGGTGTTCGCCATCTGATCGGCATACTCACCCAGCCCGTCCATGTACTTATTCGCCATGTCCAAACAGACTCGCGCCTCATGGAGCTTGGCCTGAATGTCACCAGTGTGACGGACAGCCCAAGCGCGTTTCGCACTGTTCAGCGCGAAGTTGAGTGTGTTGTTGCAGACCACCCGAATAGGTGTCATACAGACCCTAATAGCGCCGCTCCCGTCATGGGTGTTGGTGAAGCACAGGTAAGGCTCCGTCTTGTCTCCCACAATCTCCGTCTCCGGCAGCTTCGCCAGCAGCCAGATCTTCTTGCCACCCTGCAAACTGCCCGCCGTCTCGTAGTGAACCTCACCGTCAATCAGGGAGTCCGTAAAGGCGAATGCCTCCGCATTCTGAACAATACGATAGCGGTCGGTCACGACACCCAGCACAGCGCCGTCACTGCTCCGCACATTGGCCTTGTAGTTGACGATCTTCGCCCCACCACAGACCTGGATGTTCTTCTTGTCCACAGTCCAGTCCAGACCAGCCAGCCGCAGAGCGTCGGCGCTGGTGGGCGCTTCCTCAACCATCGTGCCCAGACCGTGCCAGGGCTTCTCACGAACGTACATCATAGTTTCAACATTAGCTGCCATTTTGCAAACCTCCTAAATTTTGTAGTGTGGTGAACAGGTACATTCTTATAGCAGTCAGAAAATCAGTTTTGCTAACCACAAAGAAAAATTTACTCCTCCAATTTATTTGTTGCTCTCGTATACTGCCAGCACTTTCGGAAACAACTCCTGACGCCACTTGTAGAAATCTTCCACCAGGGCAAGCGCATCCTCCCTGCACAGCTCCAAAAACTCGTTGTTAATTCCGGCCTCACTGTCATCATTGCGTACTGCTTGGATGTACAGCTCCAGATTGTCCACATCCTCACAGAAGCGGCGCTCATTGCACAGCTTGCATACCTCATCCAGTGTCCAGCCGTTTTCCTTGCAGGCCAGCCAGTCATCCTCGGTGAAATCCATCACAGATCCCACGCTCCCGTGGTAGTCCTGAATTGCCCAGGGTAGCCCCTCATCGGTGTACCGCCAATCCAGCCTGCCATAGCGCTTGGTATACTCGGCCTTGGTATCTTCAATCTTCTTGCGCAGCGTGTTCTTCTCCATGGTTGAACCTCCTTTTGCAGTAGGCTTGCCGCCTCCTATTCTTTTGACAGCAAAAATGTGTCGTTTGCTAACCGTTCAGAAAAATTATTCTGTCCAGCAATTTTCTACACAGAAAGAAAACCGTGTACAGCTACCGCCAACTGTACTAACCACCATCCGATCTGCCTTGTTCATAATGGCGGTCAGCATAGCCGTCTCATCCTTGTTAAACGCAGCTACACTACTCACATCCAAAAAGAGAATAGCGTTCTTTTCGTACTGGTTGGGCTTAATCTCTTCCAGCTTTCGCACATCACCACAGCGTTGAAGAAACTTGGTCAGCCCCGCCTTGATCTCCTGGAACAGCCGCAGCTTGTCAAAATCAGCCCGCTTTCCATTGAAATTTTCGTTTCGCTGATACATCGCCTCAATCTCCTCTGGGGAGTAGGCCAGCGTTCTCCGCAGTTCCGTTACACCAATACGATCTAACGCCTCATCCTCGGCACAGTTGAGTTGATGCGCCACATCAGCGGTAGAAATCTCTCCGGCCAGATAGCCCAGCCGGAGAGAGTCAATGTCAACACGTTTCTGCAAATCCCATTTCTTTTTCACTGCGTCTTCCTCCTCATATCCATGTACTCTTTATAGCTCACTCCCATGAGGTCAGCGGCAGCGTGGAGCGCCGTTTTCTTGTCGGCCAGCGGGCCGGCGGCTACCTTGGGAGACTCGACTTTATGGGGATACCAGCGAGAGCTACCCTTCTGTTTGGACACATCATAGGTAATCTGCATTTTACACTCCTTAATTCCGATGAAGCTCCGTCAGAGCCTCGTTATATTTTCCGGCCCGAAGCAAAGCACATTCTTTGTGAAAATTGCAGTCGGTCAGCCGATACTCCACCTGTTCCATTTTCCTAATGTCTCCACACTTATAGGCTTGCCGGTGCTCAGAGAACAGCCGCTCCGCAGTTGCATATGAGATACCCCAGTTGTTACGGGCGTTCAGTCGGTCAATGCGTAACACATCGCCCACCGTCAGCGCCTTATAAGCGCCACTCCAGATCTCATTCTTATCCCGTTCCATGTTGTTCCTCCTCACCAAACATTCCGCCAGCCGGGAGACTTGACCAGCTCCTCCAGCTCCACCTCTTTCTTGTCGGCCTCGTCCTGCTCACCATCGTCAGGAAAGTCGGACACGTCCAGATCGTACACCTCGACGCTCACATCGGCGTTGGCGTGAACCTCCTCCACCAAGCCGCCCTTAACCCGCACAGCTATCTGCACATCCAGCTCCTGTTCCTCAATTCGCCAACTCTCCACGTCGCTGTCATCACGGATAACCGCCGTGCTCTCACAGCACTCGCACTCATCCTCATCCTTGTGCTCTTTTGCGTCGTATTCCCACGCCTTGACTGTGCTCTCCCAGCTCTCCCGCATTGCGTTCTGCGCAGACAGCTTATCAGTGAACGACCGTACATCGCAGCCCCAAGCGGCGTCGGTATCCTGCTCGTGAATCAGATTGTAGATTTTCATTGTGTAGCCTCCTCATAATTTTTAGTGCCTCTATTCTATTTACAGGGGATAAACAGGAATTGCTAACCATTGAAATAAAAAAAGCCCACCGATTTTTCGGTGGGCTTTGCAGTGTCAGGATACGGCGGCGTACAGGCGGGCACGGGGATTGGAGATGGGCTGAAAAATTGCCTCACCATTGGAAAACCGTGCGATACAGACCACTTCCTGAAATCCCCAGCGTTTTCCCAGCTCAGTCAGCTTCCGGTTAATCTTCCGCTTTTCAGCCTCATACTTCCGATACGCTACACTTCGGCAGCAATCAAAGTAGTAGTGGCACTCGTCGTTGTCGTAGTCATACTCGTCCAGGTCGTGCTCGGTTTCCACATAGAACTGAACCCCAGAGTAGTACCCGCTCCGCAGGCTGATTTTATGGAACATCAAATCATAGTTGAGATCGTCCAGCTCACGCTCAATCTCACGCCGGTCACACTCCCATGCCACCTCGTCGGAGAAGTAGTAATCTTCCAGTTCCTCACAGCCGCAGAGGTCGCAAGCAGTAGCATCTGCATCCATGATAGCGCCGCACTCAGGGCAGCGCTTGGCCTCATCTTGATCTTCCCTCACAAACAGGGAGAAGTTATCCATTGTACGGTAGTTAGCAGTGCTCATCACTCATACCTCCTAATTATTTTTCGTGGTACTCTCCACATTCTTATTACAGAGGGAAAATACGATTTGCTAACCATTTAGAAAAAACTATAAAAAACGGGAAAGCTACATCAGCAGCTTTCCCGTCCATTCAGAAATTCAAGTCCACATTGCCTGTCCGCTTCTGATGACGATACCAGTTGAGCATCATCACAAAATCCCCAGGCGTGATGGTGTACTCGTCCTCACAGTCAGTATAATCGTCATGGGGTGCTCCCCAGGCGGTGACTTTCACCGGGCCGTCTGGCTCGGCCTGCTCCAACTCGATCTTCCGTCCATTGTTCACAAAAAATTCCATGTTGCCCTCCCGTTAAGAAATAATATCCTCGTCCAGCAGAATCTCGCTGATATGCACGGCGGTCACTCCGTTCATACCGGATTCTCCCAGGTGCTTCAGCAGCTTTTCCATAGCCTCATTGGTGCCATGGGCGGCAATCTGATAGCCCCTTGTCATGTTTCCGAATGTCACTACGACGGCGTACTTGGGAATGAAATGCTCGTCCTCGAACTCCTCCTTTGTAAGACCCTCCACGATGTCTTTGCCGCAGTTAGGACACTCGCAGAAAGAATCACCACAAACTTCTTCATCGTGGAGAACGTCAGTGGAGAAATACTCGCCACAGGCTTCACACTGAAGCACCTTGCCGTTGTCCATGTCGCTGGTATGGCACGGCCAGCACTGAACAAACTCCTCCGGCATCCCGGAATTGACCAGCGTATAGTCTTCATCGTCCTTAATGATTTTGCCACAGGTCTTGCAGATTTTTTTCATAGGATTTTCCTCCCATTTTTCCATCGCCTCACTCAAAGAGGCGTAGCGATTTTTGATAGCAACATTCTCGTTAAACTCGTTGAAAATATGGAGAAACGCCTGCTCCATACTGGTGTAGCGGCGATTTTTCGTATCCTTTGTGCCTAAGCGTTTTCCAGTCACATGGAACAGATAGGGAGCATAAGAATCATCTTCACGCTCCAATTTCAGCTCCCAGCCATTGAAAGTGAAAGCGCTACTCTCACCAGGCTTCCACAACCTTTCCTCCGCCAGTGTCCGGCTGATGTATTCTTTGTCAAATGCCATAACTCGCACCTTCTATTATATTTACAGTTAGAAAACCGTGCTTGCTAACCACGTTTGAAATAAAATAGGGGAGAGGTATCGTCCTCTCCCCTCGTAGGCCAACTTTATTCAAGGCCAGTGATTGCCAGCAGCACATTGTACAAAACCCGCCAGTAGTCGGAGTTGTAGGGATTCTGCGCCGTGGCTTTGACCTGATACAGCGCGTTCAGCAGTTCTTCTCCTAACTTCCCATCGTCCTCCATGTTTGCCAGCTCGATCAGTTTTTCAGCGATGTCGTTGCAGTCGTAGTACGATGCTTCATTGTACTTTTTCAGATTTTCCAGCAGTTCCATGTATCTGCACCTCCTATTATAATTACAGGCAATAGAAAATGTTTTGCTAACCTATTCCGAAAATATTCAGCTTGCCGCCTCCACTACCGTATAATCGGACGGGATACGTTTTGCGGGAATGTAGGTGCCGTCAGCCGAATTGAACCAGAACGGACGCTTGAATTGATAGGCGGGCGCGTGCTTGACAACTGTTTTTACACCGTCACCCCATCTGAATTGAATCTGCGCTCCGATAGGGAGATTGGATAGGGCGGTAGGGGACTTTTTCTTTTCCGTTGCTTTCTTGCAGTTCTCCCGCCATTCCAGCGCTCCCTTATAATCCGTAGGGGACAGCAGTTTAAGGATAGACTGCGGGCAGTCGTAGTAGAACGGGTGCATATCCTCGGACATATCCTTGTAATAGAAATTGTAGTAGTCTTTCATGTCCGTCTGCGTCAAAACCACCAGTCCGTAAACATGACCTTTCGGATGATGCACCGCCGCATAGTAGACAGCACCCACCATCGAAGATTTCACCAGTTTGTGTCCGTCCTCTCCCTCATGGCAGAACAGCTCATAGTCAAGCTCCGCTTTCCGATCAATCGAACCGTTGCGCTTGTAATGCGTTGCGTGATAACTTGTCCAGCCCATTTTACGCCTCCTTAATAAATCACGATCTCTTTGGTGAACAGCATATATAGCGACAGGGGAAACAGTAGCACCAGCGCCGTGGCGTCCTGATCTTCCGGCGTTGTACCAGTGGAACACAGCCACAACACAAAGGCACATACGACCAATAGCCCCAGCCCCATCAGCTTTTGCTCAACCATCTTCCTCCGGTACAGCCGACACTGATTTCTTGTCGTTTGATAGCTTTTCATGTAGTAGAACCACCTCCTATTCTTATAACAGCTTGATTTTGTTGTTTGCTAACCACTAAAGCGAAAAAAAAGGTGGAGAGGGAAAATCCTCTCCACCTTGCATTTACACCGTGTCATCCACCTTAAAAGTGACCATGTTACGTTTGTTGTCGCCAGCTTCAAACTCGCCAGATTTTTCATCTTCCAGCGTGATACGGTTTACCACTGTCAACAGCGCATCCCGAATAACCGCATCATCCTGGATGCCGTCTGCCTCTTTGCCCGTAGGCATACAAATCACAATACGCATTTCGCTCCTCCTCAATATTTGATCTCTATACGCTTGTTTTTGTTTTCGATTGCCTCGGCCAGCCGTGACTTGACGCTCTGATAATTTTCCCACATATGTGCAGCCAGCGCCTGTTCCATAGATGTAGCCCCGTCAGCCGTCATAGTGGCATCCAATCTGCGGGATTCTTCTTCCAGCAAATTGATTAGCCACGACACCTCCGTTTTTGTAAATGTTTTCACGATCTCGCCTCCAACTCTTTCCGGTCATTGCTTCCATGCTCAATCTCCCATCCGTCCGCTATCCGATCTCCACCAGGGAAACGATAGACAGGGAACTCCCCGAAGTCCAGGTACTGGAATGTCCCGATATATCCGTCCGTCGTCTTGATGTACTTGGGATATAGCTGTTTGACCAGCTCATAATTCTTGGCCTGCTGCTCTGTCAGCGGCTTCTCATAGTCGATATAACCCCATGCGTCCCGCTGAATATCGTAACAGGGCTTCCGCTCGTCGAAGTTTTCCCATCCCAGCACTTTGTTGTCTTTTGACATAGGAAAAGTCATGGGAGAAATAGGACGCTGTGTTGAATAGTATCTGTAGCTCATGGAATGCACCTCCTATTTATATAACAGCTTTAATTTTCCTTGTGCTAACCACTAAAGCAAAAAAAGCGGGCAGGGACAAACCCCACCCGCAAAAAAATCACTCCTCATCGTCACTGGCCGGCTCATATGTGTCGCACCCGTCAGCAGAAATATTGATTGCCTCTCCACCATAGCCACATTTTCCACACCAGAAAAACTCGCAATCAGTACGGCTACACATAACTTCTTGCATTTTTACACCTCCATTCCACGATTAAACTTTTCCTGGTCAATTACACAGCAGATCGCGCTCATAGCGTCCATAAGTTCCATGACACAACTGTCTCCCACCTCTTTCTCTCGCATTCTTTCAGACCAGCGGCTATACAGCATCACCGTCATATCCCGCACATTCTGAAGCTCAATGTCATTGCGGGACTTGATTTCCAGCGTGGACATGATCTTCTCTGCCTCCGCTCCGCTCACGATGCCTCTCTGTGTCGGCCTATACGCCTCTTTCAATTCCATGATGGCGTGAAAATCGGTCTTTGTTGTCATGTTCGACACCTCCTATTACTATTACAGGCATAGATCACGATTTGCTAACCACTAAAGCGAAAAAAGGCAGGAGAAAAACCCTCCCGCCTTAATCGTCTTAATATCCCTTTACCGTCTTAATGCCCAGCTCGTTATTGGTAAGGGCTTCGCAGAAATTGACGGCCTCCGTCAAGTCGTTGAACCCATACACAAACGTGATGCAGCGCCCCTCGTAGTCCGGCTTAAGAACCCAGATGCGATTGCCGTTCTCATCAACCCAGTTCCGCTCCAGCGCCTCCGCAAAGTCGTAGATCATAACCCTGTCGTAAATCTCGCCCAGGCTGTTGATAGCAGAATGGGAGAAAAGGCGCTCCAAAACCACATAATACAGATACTTCATTTTGCTTTCACCTTTCTATAATTTACACGAAACATCCCCAGCTCCCAGGAAGTCAAAACTCGCCCGACAATTTGTTCACCTTGCCCGATTGCTACGTCAGGATAATCCCTACAAAACGAAAATGTACCGTCAGGACAGGCGATTACAATTTGATCGTATCCATCCCGCCTTGCCGCTCGTTTCGCGTTTTGAATGATTTTCTCTTTGCTCAACATGGTAGCACCTCCTATTGCTATTACAGGCGCAGATTATTATTTGCTAACCGTTTCTAAAACAAAATTGTGGCAGTTGCATCTTCCGCAAAAGAATCTTGTGGAGTCAGGATTGATCTCCAATTCTTTGACGATGTTTGACTTGCGGCGATACCTGGAAACTCCACCACAACCTTGGCAAGTCACCTTGTACTTGATGCCGTTGTCCACATCGTCGATCTCCTCAAAGTTTTCACATCGTTTGGCGTTACATCCCAGCCACAGCGCGGCCTGCTTCCAGATTGCGTCATGTCCGTGGTTTTTGTTATGCACCTTTGTGACATAAAGATGAGCGTATTCGTGCCGAATAACATTGATTATATGTTCCACCGCTCCATGCTCCATCAGCCGCTCCGCAAACACAAGCTCCTTGATGTAATACTTCTGACCTTTTCGTTGCCAGCAGCACTTGCCCCATGTTCTCGTCATTCTGGACGATATGCGAATTGGTACTTCACTGGTATCCAGGCCAGAAATTTTATCCAGCCGGTTCATTTCTTCACGAATGATACTTGTGTCCATGCCGACACCTCCCATTGATATAACATCCAGATTTATGTATCTGCTAACCGAACACAAAAAAAACGGGGAGAAAGTTTTATCTCTCTCCCCGTTGTCCGTTCTACACCGCAGCCTGCTCCTGCCGCAGCTTCCAGTTGTTCATACGCTCCCGCTCCATCTTCATCGCCTCCACGTGGCCCGCCGCAGCCCTCGCAGCCCACCTCGCAGCCCGCTTGGGGTTGCGGGACTGCGCCTTGGCGTTGACCGTCTGTGCCTCTCCCCAAGACGGGATGCCAGCCGCACGATGACGGCGATACTCCGCCTTGGTGATCTCCACCGCACCGTCCAGGATGTCCAGCCGCGTCGCATGGGCAACAAACTTCTGCCCGTTCTTCTCGCCGATCATGTACTGCTTCTTCATGTTGTGTTCCTCCGTTTTATTTTTTTTGTTGGGATGTCTCCCATTCTTTTTTACAGGTGAATAAATCCGCTTGCTAACCTATCACATAAAAAAAGCGGGCCAGCTTTTCGCCAGCCCGCTCACATCATTCACACCACGCCTTTTTCCGTCCGGTACTTGAATACCAGGGATGATAGTCAAACTCGCCCCGCTTATTGGAGAGAAACCGGCGCAGCCGCTCTTTATCTTCCCGCCCCATCCAGCAAGTCAAGTTCGGATTGTCCCATCTCCCATTGTGCCGCTCCTTGCGTAGCATGGACTTTACAGCGGCAATCAACCAATCTTGGTTAATATCCAGCATATCACAGACAGTAGCCAGACTCCAGCCGATCTGCCTGGAGCGCTCGGCCAATTCGCCCAGCCGATACGCCTCAGAGCCTCCCAGCGTTGAAACCCAGAGGTAAGCATCAGGGGAATACCCCTTGTTTTTCCGAACTTCCAAATTATACTTCTTACCCTCTGCCTCAGCATCGAAAAGCTCACATACGAGAGACACCAATTTTTCAACATCGTACATACCAATACCTCCATTATTATATAGCAGTTTTGTGTTGGCTTCTATTACTATTACAGAGAATTTTCAGGTTTTGCTAACCGTCAAAATAAAAAAGTTTTGGCCGGGAGAAATCCCGGCCTCCACCTTATCAGCTATTCGCTTCCCGCATATATTCCCGTCTCGCGGCCCAATATGCTTTCCTTTGCGTCTCCGTGAAATGCAGCTCGTCAAAATACTGCTCAACCTCGTTTTCATCGTGGCCGTGGTACTGAATATTGCCGAACGCGCTCAGGGTATCCCAGTCCGCCTGCCAGTTGATTGCATACTCGTGATTTGCCATCTCGTACTTAAAAGCGGACTTCCAATACTCAAAATTGTCTCCCATAGCGTCCCGCGCCGCTTCCAGCCGCTGGAAAAGTGCAATGTGTTCCCGTACAAAATCAGCGTTGGTATAGTAGGCTCCAGCCGCTGGAAAAGTGCAATGTGTTCCCGTACAAAATCGGCGTTGGTGTAGTAGGCAAAACCGACAGGATTGAAAATCATCGTGGCGATTTTCTTCTTGCGCTCCTCTACCTCCTGCTTTGTGCCTCCGGCGTCAAATAGGGAGATGTTGTCCTCCTGCATCCCGTAGTAGTTATGGAGATATCTGCTTCGGCGCTCGTATTCAGCATAATCCGACAGGGGAGAGGCGATTTCCTCCAGCGTAAAGAGAATGTTGCCCAGCTTCTCCACATAAACCTCCCGCAGCTGCTTCTGCGTTGCTTTCCTCCACTTGTGATGTAGCTCGTAGTCGTTCGCGTAGTAAATATGGTGGCCGTTCTTGAATACCAGACAGCTATACCCGAAGTAGCCGCCGAAGTCCACCAGATAAACCGTGTGCCCCTTTACGTCCAGCTTTTCCAGCGCGATAGCGGCGGCATCCGTTTCCGTCATGGCCTGAATCATGTCGATTGTGTAGTTTTTCATTTTTAGCCCTCCTTGCGGCAAAACTCTATTGTTATTACAGAGCGTTTCCGGCGTTTGCTAACCATTCAGAAATAAAAATAGGGCGCTCCGTCTCCAGAGCGCCCACAAATTTAATCGTCATCTTCATCATGTAAAGAACAGCTGCACCAGCATTGCGTTTCTTCCTCATAATATTCACTTAAAGGATTTTCACATACTCCAGCCGTTACATCCCACTCCCGTTCTCTGTTCCAGCATGGACAGTCTCTACATAGCATAAAAATCCTCCTTTACTATGACAAACTGAATTTTCAAAAGCTCCTCAATCGTTCCGTTCCTCAGAACCTTCCGATTTTTCGCCTCGATCTCCTTGGCCTCCGCCTCAGTAATCTCTTTATCGCCGATGAAGTATTGCTTCAATCTTTCGCCTCCATTACTATTACAGGATGAAATGGGTATTTGCTAACCGTTTCTAAAAAATAGCCGGGGAATTTTCTCCCCGGCCAGCGCTCACAGATAGATTGCCAGCATAGTTTCAGCCTCTGCAATCTCCTTTCTCGTGCGCTCCAATGCGTTCCGTTCACACTCTATACCGTGAATCCATCCCTCAGACTCCGACTCGGCCAGGTCTGCTAAAATATCCTCTAACGCCTCTTGCAAATCGGCAATCTTTGCGCGGTAACGGCGGATACGCTGCTCCAGCTTCTCCGGCGCATTCTCCCGCGCCCACGCCGCCCATTTGCGCTTGCGCTCCATGCGCTCCTCAGCTTCCTGACGCTTCTCCTCAGCGTGGCGACGACCTGCATCCTCAGCCTCAGCCGGTGTAAATCCAAAAGTAATCTGCCCGCAGCCATTCAGTTTGGAGTAATTCAAGAAAACTTTCCTCCCGCTCCACTCCAATGTATAGTAATTGTGGCGGTAATAGTCTCCCTGAAACTGAGCAACCATCGTGGTATGTTTTTCCATCTTTTCGATGCAGATGGCCGTCTGCTTCCGTGACAGCCACATACCCTTATTTGTGCCGGCTCGCTCCAAGAGTGAAGGAAGAAATGTGTCATAAAACCAATTCATTATGTATGCCTCCTGATTTGAAATTTTGTGTCCTCTATTCTTATTACAGCGCTAAAATATGTTTTGCTAACCATGAAAAAGAAAAAGCGGCGGGAATATTCCCGCCGCTACCGTTCACACTGCCAGACTAACCCGAATTGCCTGATTGACCTGCTCCTGCGTGTCCGTATCAATCCGTCCCAGATGTCTACCCAGACGGCGCTTGTCAATCGTTCTGATCTGTTCCAGTTCCACAAAAGACGGGCGCTGGAGACAGTGCAAATTTACGTGCGTGGGGAACCTGGACTTGCGCATCCGGCTACTAATCGGCGCAATAATCACCGTGGGCGAATAGGTGTTCCCTGTGTTGTTTTGGATAACCAGCACTGGCCTAACTCCGCCTTGCTCACTGCCCCCCGATACCGTCAAATCCGCCATGTAGATTTCTCCGCGTTTGACTTCCATTATTGTAGCCTCCTTCCGTCCCAAATGACATTAAATTGAACCCGTGGCCGCTCGATCATGTAGCACCAGCTATCCGCGTGCGCCTCATCCGCCGCCTGCATTTTGGGGATATACATTCCATCATCCACCTCGAAAATAGCGATCCAGCCGTCGTTCATTGTGGCGAACGCATAGTCAATCCCGTTGAAATGCTTGCGGACTACATGACCCGTTCCGTTTTCGGCTACCCACTTTTCAAAGCCGTTCCTATCCAGCATGATTGCACCTCCGATTGTTTCAGACTTATTGCCCGTTCTATTCTTATTACAGGCGATTTCCCGCCTTTGCTAACCATTCCGACAAAAAAATAACGGCGGGAAAATTCCCGCCGTTCAGCTGTTCCGCTATCATACCTCCCGATATACGCAGCCCGTCCAGACCTGTTCCGTAGTACCAGGGCATCCGTCCACCGCACGACCAAGCCGCTTGCACCTCCAGCAAATGCTGTTGAGCTTTTCCAGGCCACCCAGCCAATCCACAGAGCGGATATAATCGCAGATGTCCGGGTTATAGTCCTACTCCAAAATGTACTTGCACAGCGCGGCCTGTACTTGAGCGTTGTTTCTGGCATTCATCGCCCGTGTAATCTCTCCGCCTATGTAATATCCAAAAATTCTCTGCTCCTCCATGCAGTAGTTATAGAAGTCTTTCGCGTCATACGGTTCGCCGTCCTTACGGTCAAGAATCCTGTCAACGATCATTTTGTGTTCCTCCTTGAATTTTGTTTTGGCCTCTGTTATAATTACAGAAAGATTTTCCGCTTTGCTAACCAATCCATCAAATTTTCCAGGGGACAAAAAAATGAGATTATACGATAATCCATGGATGGCCGTTACCTATCTATTAGGTGCAAGCGCTAAAGGCTTAAAGAATTGCCTCCAAAATGCCATTGATAAAAGAGATGATAGAAAAGAATCCGAATCCAGAGCGAACCTTCCCACAAATGACCAGGAGCGCAAACGATATAACGCAACACACAAACGACGGGAAAGGGGAGCCACAATTTCCCTTGTGGCATCCGTTTAATACCATCCATTCTTTATGGCCTCTGGTATTCCTTTTTTGGCAAATACTGAAATGAAAAAAGGCGGGGAATTTCCCCGCCTCCGTTCCTTTATGCGCAAAATGTCAACAGCTTTTTCATGTTATACCGGCCTGCGACCTCCAGTTTTTCCTCCGTCCGTCCTCCTACAACCTGCCACGCTTCACCGTTCTTTTTCCGTGTGAACGTCTCCGCGATATACTCGCCCGTTCCATCATAGTGCTTGAAGTAGTAAACGCGGCGGATTGTCTGCTCCGTCTCCGTCTCCGCTATAACCTTTTGAAAGGCCGGGTACTCGTTCCCGTAGGCGGGATTGTAGAGGTAGTTTGCGATGTCGAACTTGTAGCCGTTCGGCGCTTCCAGCTTCCGGATTTTGTTTATGTATTCCGGTTTGAGATTTCTTGCCATGTTCGTAACCTCCAAAAATTTGTTGTGGGCGTTGCCTCTATTCTTATTACAGCCCCTTTTCCCGTTCTGCTAACCGTTTCAAAAAATCTTTTTGAGATGACAAAAGGCCGGGGATAATTCCCCGGCCCGCCGTCTTTATGCCTCCAGAATCGCCTTGATTGTCTCATCCGTCGTGATGATCTCCCGATTGTAGAGACTGAGCGCCCGCGCCACGTTGCGGAATTTTTCGGCCTTGTGTTCCTCTTTCATCAGAGTATTTCCCGCTATCCGCTCCATAACATCGGCGGCATAGTCCAGCACAAACTTTTTCATGTGTTCAACTCCTTCCATGTTCAGCGGGCGGACACCTCGCAGCATCCGCCCGCCGTTTCTGTTCTGTTAGATGAAGTACATCTCGCCGTTGATTTCCAGCGCGACGGCCTCTTGTCCCATCTCCTGCTTCAGCGCCTCGCAGTGATCGACCACGGCGGCGATCCCGTTCTGCAAATCCGCATCGCTGGCGTAGGCGAAAACAACGGTGGTATTCTCAGCGACCAGGCCGGCCACGGGAGAGAGCCAATAGCCCAGCGCGGCGGTAGAGGTGGAGCCGCCGAAAAGATCGGCCAGCAGCGCGGCGGTTTTCTTCACCTGTTCCGTATTGTCGGCGGCGTCGGCCACTCCGTTTGTGGCGGGCACGTAAACGGTAACTTTGCTGGAGAGCTTGATGCAGGCTTTCAGTTTGGCGTTGTTGATAGTCATGATATGTAACCCCTTTCAATTTTTGGGGGAGCCGGTGGTGGTGATTTCCACCGGCCCGCCCTTTATTCTAATTACAGCTTGATTTTGTTCGTTGCTAACCTAAATTTGAAATTTTTTCAGGCAATCCCGACGTTCTGGAGAGCCGCCCGGATTTTCACAATCCGCTTGTGTACGGCCACATTGGAGATTTTGACAACATCGGCGATCTGGCGTTCCGTATAATTCTCTTGCACAAGCTCGATGATCTTCCGGTCGATCTCATCCCGTCCAGCCGTGAACCGTTCCAGATCGGCCCGGATGATGGCGCTTGTCTCCGTGTTCACAGAGCCGCCCGCGCTTACTCTCGTTTCAATGTAGCTTTCGATCTCGCCGTTATCGTTCATGATCTCAGGGTCTTGCACTGCGCGGCCATGTTTCCGGTCATCTTCCCAGATTTTCATAATGGCAGCTTTTGCGGCGTTGTAGACAAGGGACTTCAGGGAGCGCGGGCGCAACCCTTTAGCGGCGCGGCGCTCGTTGGTGATGGGCAGACGGTCAAAGGCATCGAACAGCCTGCAGTATGCCTCATCGGTGAACTCGTCGAACTGGTGCCCACGCAGCCCCCAGGCGGCGCACTCGTTGAACTGGTGATAGTGATCTTCAGTGCTGTAGCCGATAACGTCTTTCGCGGCCCGCACGACACAGCGCTGGAGCCATTCAACTTGCTTTTCGGGAGTGGTAGCGGCCCACTCAGCGACCACGGCGGCGGCGTTGATCTCAGCGTTGACGCCTTCAGCCTCGGCCCACGCCTGCTTCAGACACAGAGAAAAAACGACCTCGGAAACCTTGCAACCCATTTCAGCGGCGGCGCTTTTGCGGATAGCCCAGGCACGGCCCATAATGGCGGAGAGATTGAAAGACTTTTTCATAATATGTATACCCCTTTGCAATGATTTTATTCGCCCTTAAAGGGAAGGAGCACGACGGCAAAAGCCGCCCGGACTGCCCACCCCCCTTTTGGGTATACCCTATTATACCATATCCTTTTCCAGTTTGTCAACGATTTTGTTCGTCATTAAGATATTTTAAGGGGTGAAAAATAGCCAAAGATACAGCCTTGTATTTGTGTATTTTGCCATGTGCCCGCCTGCCTGATCTGCCGCCCAGCATCACCCCAGAGAGCCGCGCCCAGCTTGCCACAGTGCCCCAGCAGAGGCACAGCCACAGAGGACAGCCCAGCACCCGCAGCCCCTGCCCAGCATGGGCACAGACAGCAATACGCCCAGAGGGACAGAGACAAGGCCAGCAGCAGAGGACGCACGGAGAGAGAGGGAGAGAAGCGGAAGCGAAGAACACCCCAGCACCTACCCCAGCGGCCTGGAGCCTACCAGCCCCGCCCCAGCCGGAGAGCCGCCGACGATCTCCCAGAAGCCGCCCAGCCTGAACCCGTCCCAGCATTCCACCCAGCCGCCGCGAGACAGCCCAGCAGAGCAGAGTGGGAGAGGGGAGAAGGGGAAAGAGTGAGGAGCAAGCCGGAAGCACAGAGCCGCCCGCCTTCAAAGTCATAATATACCGAACCCCAGCAACACCCCGACCCACCTGCCGCCCGTCTGCCGTACAGCCTGCCCGCCGTCACCATCTCAGGCCAGCCGCCGCCGTTGTGCTGCCGTCGTTTCAATTCTGCTTTTGGAGAGAAAACAGAACCCGCCCCCAATAACCCCGAATTTACACGGGAAAAGCCCGCCCCACCTGCCAGCACCGCCCACCATGACCGAGGGGAGCCTCTACATTTTGAACTTCACGCCATATCTACGATATGTCTCCAGTACCCTCCTCTCCACACGAAACCCCTCTCACCCGTTCGATTCATCGCTCGGCCTTACAGCCGTACAAACTCGAACCTTAGAAGAGTTAAACCTTACATAAAAATTATCATATTAGCATTTGTTTCGACTTAAATTGTCCACCTAACCTACCCGCAAACTCGCCATTTCTTCCGAATAATGAAGAACTAAATCAAAGTTATTGTTGACATTTTGATCAAAATAGAGTATAATAGAACTGTGGGAAACCACGAATTTCCCCGTCCGTAGTGACGAATAAAATGGAGGGTTTTCGATGAATACTCAGTTGTCGCTCTTCGAGCATGAAGCTACCATCCCTGTGGCCTCCCACACCAGCACTAAGGTTATCCAGCTATTTCCCAATATTCCTCCTCGGAAGCCTAACTATCGTGCTGGTGGAGAGCAGACCGTATTTCCCATCAAGCGTCAGGAGGATCTGAATGCTATGGCTTCTTGGCTCTACCATAACGCAGATCGCAAATATCTCCTTGGCTTTATCCTTGGGATCAACCTTGGCCTAAGAGCCAACGAGCTTCTGGAACTGAAGCACTCTGACATCTTTTTCCCTAATGGAGAATTGAAATATGTCTCTGACGATTTCTCTGACACTACGGATAAGATGAGTGTCTATCAGAATAAGGTGCATAAGCGACGGGGAATGTACCTTAACTCCTCTTGTGTTAAGGCTCTTGACTGGTACTTTCCTGTGAAAAGCCCCAGCCTATGCAGAGACACCTACCTATTTCCGTCCAGGGAGTGCCAAGCTCGTAAAGACAGAGATGGCAAGGTTCGCACAGATAACATCAAGGACATAGATGGAAATTACCATGTAGAGGTTGATACTCTTCGTAAGATTCTGAAAGACGCTGCTAAGGCTTGCGGACTGAAGCAGAACATCGGGACTCACACCCTACGCAAGACCTTTGGCTACTTCCACTACCAGAGCAATCACGATATTGTATTTCTTCAAAGACTATTTGGACATTCCTCCGCCTTAATTACCATGCGCTACATCGGTATCGCTGATGAGGAAGAGAAGAAATCCTACCATAAGGTTTCCATCGACCTGATGGGAATGCTGGAACCGGAACTGGCGTCCGCTGATGTACGGTAGCTTTACCCCAGTCAGCTCCTACTATCGGAGTGCAGAGGGGGGGGGCTTATCCTGCGATAAGTTTCCAGCAACTGCCGAGCGAAGCGAGGCAGGATAAGCCGCATTTTTTCAAATTCAGAGAATACGATTTTCACAACTTTTTCGTGATTTTTGAGCGTAGCGAAAATACCCCTTCCCCTTCTAAGGGACGATTTTGAAAAAACCAGTAATATCAAGGCTTTGAGGGGCGTCAAAAACCGAATTTATAACCTTGGAAGTCATAAACCGATTTTGACCGCCTCTAAAATCCGAACATTTTTAACCGAAAATGGAGGTGCTATAAGTGGCAAAGAATTTTTACATCGCAGACACCCATTTTGGGCACAAGAACATTCTCAAATACGACAACCGACCGTTCTTCACCACCGAGGAAATGGACAATGAGCTGGTGGAGCGGTGGAACGCGGCGGTTGATCCGTCTGATACGGTATACATCTTGGGGGACTTCTGCTGGAAAGGCGAAGAGATGTGGTTCAACATTCTGAGCCGTCTGCATGGTCATAAGGTGTTGATCCGAGGCAACCACGATCCGGAGAAGCTGAGTGATCGCGTAGCAAAGTGCTTTGATGAGGTGGCCGACTACAAGGAGGTAGACGACGCTGGCAGAAAGATTGTCCTATGCCACTACCCGATTCCGTGTTTCAAGAACCACTTCTGCGGTTGGTATCACCTGTACGGTCATGTCCATATTTCGTTTGAAGCGAATATGATGGAGCATAACAAGTTCCTTATGCGGGATCTGTACGAAAAGCAGTGCAATATGTACAATGTTGGCTGTATGATGCCTTGGATGGATTACACACCCAGGACATTGGACGAGATCATTGAACGATACACCGCTGCTGGAGGACAATTCAATGGCTAAGTATAAGATTGGAGCAACAGACGGCGGTGACGCTGGACTGGATCTCTCATGGAAAGACAAGCTAAATACTGTAGATGGCGCGGTGCTTATTACAAAGCGTGTCACACCGGCGTTCATTGAAGCGGTAAAGGGCTTGCCAAATGTAGTTATTCATGTAACCTGTACGGGGTATGGTGGTACAGTTGTTGAACCGAATGTACCTCACCCAGAAGAGCAGATGGAAGCAGCCTTGCAGTTGATAGGCTCCGGGTTTCCGAAAGAAAGAGTCGTGGTGAGAATTGACCCGATGATCCCCACTGTAAAGGGTATGATGCGGGCCACAAGGGTCTTTGGGATGTTTACAGAACACGGGTTTTCGCGCTATCGGGTGAGTCTTATTGATATGTACCCTCATGTAAGAAAACGGTTTGCAGACTGCGGACTTCCGAGTTTGTATGGTGGAGGGTTCTCGCCTGATAAGGAAACTATCGAATATGCAAATCATGTTTTGCGTGGATGGAAGCTCCTGTGGGAAAGCGCATTACCCGATGTACCGTTGAGAGTTGAGGCTTGTGCAGAACCCACACTGACGGAGGCTATTCGGTGCGGTTGCGTCTCCGAATATGATATCCAGCTGATGGGATTGACAGTGGGCGACGACATGGATGCCGCTGGATACCAAAGACGGGATTGTCTTTGCTACTCAGGAAAGAAAGAACTGCTGAATAGCCGAAAGCCATGTCCACACCAATGTCTCTATTGCTTTTGGAAGGATGTGAAGTAATGGCAAATCGTCGGAAGTTGACTCAAACCGAGCGCCGTACCATTTATGACAAGATGGGTGGTCACTGTGCATACTGTGGGGAAGAACTGGCGTTTGAGGATATGCAGGTAGACCATGTACTTGCGCTTCGGAGCGATGGTGAGGACGATTTGGCGAATATGTTACCGGCCTGTCGTAGCTGCAACCACTATAAACGTGGCAACTCTTTGGAGGGTTGGCGAAAGATATTAGAATCGACGCCTGATACCTTGGCGCGGGATTACTACACATATAGGCAGGCAGTCCGATTCGGCACGGTGACACCAACGCCAAAGAAGATAGTGTTCTATTTTGAGCGACAACGCTGATTTGAATTTATATTAACGACAAACAAAATCGAGGTGATGTTGTGAGTATGGTAGCTTTTATCAGTCCCTTTGTCAACGATCCTTTCGCTCTGGTGTGTCAGGCTTATAAAAACCTATATGATAAGCCTTTCACGGCGTTCTTTGACCAGCATGAAGATGACGACCACAAGGAAGAGTATGGATTTACGCACTTTGTCGAGGGAGAGATCCCGCAAATCGTCATCTTTGCGGAGCACTCCATCAATGTCTGTGTAGAGACATTTGCCCATGAGCTTGCTCATGTTGCGGTCGGTGTGGAGCACGAGCACGATGAGATATGGAATGCGGCATTCGACGCAATCTTTACAGAGTATAACCGCTTGGGTGAGGAGCTTTATGGCAAAGAGGAGGGGGCGGGTGATGAGTAAAGGTAATGAGTACAGAAAGCTCTTCAGCATTGACGGGTTTGCCCGGTATATGTACTGCCAACACGCACGGCTGAACCAGTTGAGGAGCGACAAGCGGGATGCAAAGCGAAAATTGCGTCGGCAGGTGAAAGACGAAATCAGAAAGGAAAGGGGTGGTGAATATGATTGAGCATGACGAAGCTGTGAAAGAGCTGAAAGAGAAATGTGAACGACTGGTAGCGGAGGTTCAGATCTACCACGACGCCGCAGCTCTATATGGTATTGACCCGATGACCATGTTGACACTGGCGAAGAGCCAAATCAAGACCTGTGCGGACAACATTCGTCTCATGGAAAAGATGGAGAGCGTGCTGGATATGTTCAAGTGGGTGCCAAAAGATCTGACGGTGGACGAGGTTTGTAAGGCAATCACACATTATGACGGCGACGGTTCCAAACCGTATTGTGATTTGGTCTACTGTGGGCTTGATGTTATCCGCAAATATCTTGAAGAAAGGAGTGAGCTAAATGAATGGAGAAAAAGCAATCTGCCACTTAGTCAGTAACGGTGTTTTGCTGAGTGCCCCACAGTTCGATATAGGGCAAATCGCCGAGTCCGGCCAATGTTTTCGGATTCAGTCACTTCCCGATGGTAGCTTTCTGGCGATAACAGGGCAGCATTTTGTAAAGATTGACTGTCAAAGCAACGGCGGGTATGTGTTCCGCTGTACTTGGGAAGATTTTCGGGATGTGTGGTTGGCATACTTCGACCTGAGCGAAGATTATGGAGTATATCAGCGACAGATGGCCGACGATCTGTTTTTGATTGAAGCAATTCAGAGGGGCGGCGGAATCAGAATCTTGCGGCAGGACTTGTGGGAAATGGTCGTTACTTTTGTGATTTCCCAGCGTAACAACATTCCCAGGATCAGGAGTGCGGTGGAGTGCCTATGCCAAAACTTTGGTACACAGCTGGGAGAGGTGGCCGGTCACGAGATTTACAGTTTCCCTACTGCGGAACAGTTGAGAGGAAAGGATCTGGCCTGTGCATCCCTGGGATACAGGGAGAAGTATGTCAAAGAGCTTTGTAATTATCAGCCTGATTTTTGGATTGGTCTTGCGGCGCAGGATGATAATGAGGCTAAGAAGACACTGCTGGATCTGAACGGGGTAGGTGAGAAAGTAGCAAATTGCGTTATGCTCTTCGGCCTACACCGTATGGACAGCTACCCCAGAGATGTATGGATCAATCGGTTGATTGACGACATTTATCATGGTGACTTTGACCCCAGTAAGTACGCTGGATATGCTGGATATGTTCAGCAGATTCAATTCTTCCATTACCGGCAGATTGCAAAGGGGGTGGAGGCGTGACGGTTAAAGTGTGCGATATGATTATGGGAGCTGGCAAGACCGAGAGCGCGATTACCCTAATGAACAGTGACGAGGAGAGCCGATATATCTTCATTACTCCATATCTGGATGAGGTGGAGCGTATCAAACGGAGCTGTGCCGTGCGGGATTTCAAAGATCCGCAGAACAAAGGGAACCGGAAGCTGGGGGATTTACACCGGCTGTTGGCGGAGAGGTGCAATATTGCCAGCACTCACTCTCTGTTTGAGATGTATACCACTGAGACAATTTCACTCATTCGGGACGGAGGGTATAAACTCATTCTGGATGAGGTGTTCCAGGTGGCGCAAAACCTTGAAATATCCCAAAAAGACTTGAAAATGCTTCGCACTGAGATGATTGAGGTGGACGATGACTGCCGAGTGCGGTGGGTCAAAGAAGATTACGAGGGCCGTTTTGAAGACTTGCGGGATATGTGTATGACTGGCAATGTCATTCTCTACAAAGAGTGCCTGATGCTTTGGCTGTATCCTATCGAAGTTTTTCACGCTTTTCAGGATGTTATTATTTTGACCTATATGTTCGACGCTCAAATGCAAAAATACTACTTCGACATGGCGGGAATCGAGGTTCAGAAAATCGGGACGGTGTATGAGCGTGGTGAGTACCATTTTACGGACTATGTGCATATGCCAGAGTATGTGAAGACTTTGCATGAAAAAATCCACATCTTAGAGGACACAAAGCTGAATAAGATTGGAGATCAGTATGCAAGTCTGTCTTCCTCGTGGTATGATCGGGCGCGAAAAGCAAAAGGTCAACCTCAGCTTCGCCAGATGAGAAACAATCTTGTAAACGTGTTCACGAATCGGTTTGGCTCTTCGACCGGACAAAATCTATGGACTACTTTCAAAAACTATCAGGACATCTTGAAAGGTAAGGGTTATACCAAAGGATTTCTCTCGTACAACATCCGAGCGACAAACATATATCGTGGTAGGGATCATCTGGCCTACTGCGTCAATGTGTTCTATAACCCCCTGATGAAGAATTACTTTATGGATCATGGCGTAGAAGTGAAAGAGAATGAGTATGCTTTGGGCGAAATGATTCAGTGGATTTGGCGGTCTGCAATTCGTGACGGGAAAGAAATCTGGATTTATGTTCCTAGCCGGCGTATGCGAGAACTACTGAAGCAGTGGTTGATTGATCTTTCTTCCTCCGATAACGACGAATAAAATCAAGGCGGTGAAGTTATGGAAGACATCAAAGAAACTGCATGGGATCATATTTACGGAGAAAAGACAGCTACCTTTTCTACATCTGAAAAGAAGTGGATTAGGGAGATTCAACGATTACATGAAGAATATCCGGGCGAAGTGGATATTCGGCACGTAAACAATGACGGGAGTATTTTGGTTCAACTCCCGGCTGACTGGTTTAGAATCAGGCCGAAGAAGAAAAGCAATCTATCGGCGGAGCAAATTGCGGCGTCAAAGGCAAGACTTGAATTAGCGAGACAGAAGCGTTTGGAGGATTTAAGGAAAGCTGACGCAGCGGTGGAGACAACGGAAGGAGGTAGCAAATGAACACCGCTAATCAAGAATGTATCTGGAAAGATCAGTGTGGCGGTGAGTGTCCTGGGTACTGCTCGGACTATACACCGGCTGACGAATCAGAGGAGAACGAGAATTATTATTCCCGCATCTTGAAAGAGAATGCGGAGGAGTATCAAAAGATGATCAACGATTATTCTGACGGGGAGGTTGATGTCAGTGAATCGTGAACAACGTAGAGCGTTTCAAAAGAAACACAAAAAGAGCGTGCGGGAGCACGCGGCGGATAAACTCAACAAGCTCTCTCAGGAGATTGAGAACCCATTGCATGAAGGTGATTTGGTTAAATTGGATGTTGACCGTATCACCAAGCGTGAGGACTATGCCCAAACGACAGAGGAGTATCAGGCTTTTGTTGAGTCCAGTAGGGATAAGGTATTCACTGTTCGCTTATATCGGAAGCGGGAGGATGGATTTTCCGCAATCATTGAACTGGTGGAGGAACCCAAGTGGCTATTCTGGTACGGTGATTTGGTTCGGATAAAGAATGGAGGGTAGACCTATCAATAATTCAGTGTACATCGTGTCTGCGGACGCAAAGGATTTGTTTTTGTCCAACTATTCCAATGATTGTTGTACGGAATATACCGTGAGGTATAGTAGCGGAGACAATCGTGGTGAATTTAATACGAAACGGTTTGTGAATACGCTGGATTACAGTCTGGATCTTATTAAAATGCGTGAGGTCTTTGAGAAAATCTACCGTAGAATGGACTTTACTTTCTTCAAACGAGGCAAAGAATATTGCCGTCGAGTCATCAATGTAACGTTTAAGTACAGTGTCAAGGAGTTTAACCGTTTTTTCGATAAAACCTATATCAAATACGGTTATCTCCCGTCTGATGTAGAGTTGGTAGACAATATCTGCATAAAGGACGGAGAATTGATCGCTGTTCGAGTAGATAACCCAGTGGATCAGCCTGTGGAGTCTTCAGTCTTGGGGAATCTGTTTGTGTTTGAGGACGGTGTTTACAAGCTGGGAAAAAGTATGAAAGTTGTCTTTACCGCTGCCCAGTTACGGAGTCGGTTGTACCATGATGGCTTTGTGTGTGACGGTATTCGTTTTCGGAGGTTTAAGCGTTCTGCTGGCAGCGGTCGGGTTGGCAAGTGCCTCTTTATTGATGAACGGCTTTATCCTCGTATGCACAAATGGGAGCAGTGCGGTTTACACATCCGAGATGGGCAAGACCTTGACCTGGCCGGATTTGAGGCTTACATTGCTCTGACGTTGAGCAGTATCATTGGTACAATTCCACTTCGTCCCGAAAACTTCCTGGTGATTGACGATTATACCAGTAAGTTCAAAGATCGAGTAATCGCCACCAGAGTTGGGGATGATGGGTGGCTATCATCTCAGCCAGAAGATGTTGAAGTTGAGAATAGCATCTGGGATGGACAGTCTTTGATAGACAAGAGTGCAATGGCAGAGTATGGTGAACACGGAATGATCCTGCTCCGCAACCGCTTCTTCAAGTCGGCTTGCTTCAACTGCAATATTCAGGAGTTTTTTGCTGCTCAAGGAATCACAGAGGTGTCCCAGCTAAACGGGTTTACTCTCGCAAATTCGATTAGTGACATCAAAATCATCACGACGCCAAGCAGCATCAAGTATGTAAAGTTTGGCCCGTTGGAAACGTGGCTGAGGCTCTTAGAAGATGACGGTGATTTTGGTGTGGTGAAATATGAGAAGCCTACGGACTTCTTTGATGGACGTATGGTTCAGATTCATTACCAGCTGCTGAATACTTTGCAGATGACGCAACAGGAAGTAGATTTGTTGGTGAAACCGTCGTTGGACTATCTGAGAATGATTCAGAATGACCCGGCAGTATTGCGGTATCATATCCGTTATTCTGGTGTTGATAAGCCGATTAACGCAGCACCAACCACAAATGATATCGTCTATCAGATGTTAGGGGTTACAGATAAATTTGCAAATACCCGTCTGTATGAAGACTTCAAGCACGACATAAGCAAAGCGTTCAAAAAGGACATTCGCAGAGGTCATATTTTGGTTGACGGCAATTACTCTACTTTGCTGGGTAATCCGATGGAAATGCTGTATGCGGCTATTGGGTCGTTTGATGGCACAAGCCAAATTGGAGCTGGCAATATTTATAGCAAGCGCTTTCGCTTCAATCAGACCATTCTTGGCTCCCGCAGTCCTCATGTAACAATGGGGAATATTCTGTTGACAAAAAACCGTGAAAATTCAGAAATTGAGCGTTTTTTCAATCTCACTAAAGAAGTCGTGTGTGTCAACAGTATTGAGGAGAATATCTTATTCCGTTTATCCGGTGCTGATTTTGACTCGGATACTATGCTTTTAACTGACAATCCCATCCTAATTGGTGCCGCAGAGAGGAATTATAATCGCTTCTTGGTTCCTACAAGTCTGGTTGACGCCAAGAAGATTGTGCGGCATTACACTCGTGCGGATCAGTCCGATTTGGACATCAAAACATCGGTCAACAAGATTGGTGAGATTGTAAATCTCTCGCAAGAGCTGAATACTAAACTATGGGATGCACTGAACAGCGGCGCAGACTTCTCCGAGGTGGAGGAGCTTTACTGTGAAATTGCCCAGTTGGATGTGCTTTCTAACATCGAAATCGACAAAGCCAAACGGGAATACGCCGTAGATAGTGTAGCGGAGATTAAAAGGCTGAGAAAGAAGCACGAGGCACGAGATGATGATGGTAGGCAAATCAAACCCAACTTTTTCGGAAAGATTGCCCGTATGAAAGGGTATTATGACAGTGATCGGAAGAATTACAAATTCCACGATACTACGATGGACTACCTACAGCACAGTCTGAATACTTTCCGTGTCAATCATGTTCATCGTGATTATGTGCCGTTTTCTGCATTGCTGATGCCCAAAGATGAATATTCCGCTCGTTCTGTCAAATATCCGCAGGTAGACCGTATCCTGGAGTTTGTGCGTGATATGAGATCCAAGATTCAAATGATTTGGAACGGTACAGACGACGATCTGGATAACTACGGTAAGGCGATTCTGGTAAACGAGGTTAGACAGGAATACCTGAGCTACATTGAAAAGCTCAAACTAAATCGTCATACGGCATACCGCTTACTATTGGCAATCGAAGATCCAGCCAACAAGGAAATTTCAAGGACTCTTTTCTATGCGCTATTTTCTTTGCCCAATCAGGACTTCTTGAATTTGATCGAGCAAAGCCGGACACCAATCCCGTTGCTGGTAGAAGATGAAAATATCGCAGGAAGTATCGAAATCTATGACTTCCGATTCCGCAGAGAGATGGTGATTCCGGCGAATTTGGCCGACTGTATTCGTTGAAAAAGCACAAATCCGGGTGTGAATTATTGCTTTTTGGTAGAAAAATTCTAATTTGACCACACCTAACCGCCGAGGTTGCTCGGCGGTTAGGAATAGCATTTTTGTGGTCAAATTATGAAGGGGAAGTAACGAACAAAATCAAGCCCCTCGAATCTATATGAAAAGGATGAGTTTTTCGTGATTTCGATTACCAAGCAAGAGAAAGACCTACTGGTCAAACTGTTCCCGCATTATAAATTTCCCCGTACCATGAAGCAAGATTCCAAACGGCATCACTATTTCTGTACGGAGAGCGAGGAGCTGATGCGTCCGATTGCCGACAGTAATTCTGCGGCTGCAGAAAGGGTGAAGGAGTTTGACCGCCAACGTGCGCTACGGGATGCGCGAAGAAAAAGCCAGAGTGGTGAGTGTTGATGGCCTTTCAGGAGCAAAGAGAACAATATACAAATGTCACAATCGACTGTTCTGACGGAACCTTGACGGAATTTCACAGGGATAAAGTAAACACCTACAGCATAGAGGAAATTCTAAAACGGTGGAGTGGAGTACCCAATATTACACTAATAATTGAGCGACAGATAGAATTGCCGCCGACAGAAGAGAGGTGAAACAATTCGTGAACCCTAAGTACGAGCAAAAAGATGGTGAAGATCTTTACGAGTATGGGCTTCGTCTGATTGAAATTAAGATGGAGCAGAAACCGGACGACCTGGACTGGGAAGATATCGTAGAGGCGACTCAGCTGGACTGTCATCGGGATAGTCTGAGGAAAGCGGCGTCTGTTACGCCATACTCTGGCTATGCCGTCGCCCAACACTTTAAGCGAAAGTATGCAGCGGTAGACCGACCGGATAAAGAGCAATATCTGGGAGAGCTTGATATCAAAATTGCTGAAGCCAGAAAAGAATCTAAACGGCTCTTTGATCAGCGGCGTGAGTTTAACAAGCTGGTTGACCGCATTGGACGGACTGAAAATCTGGAAGACCGTCTTGTGGAGGCGGCTGCGGCATTGAACGAGTCTACGCCTCTGAATATAGACAAATCTTCCGTTTACGCCTATGGTGATAACGAAGCGGTTATTGTGTTTGCGGATTGGCACTATGGTATGGTGACAGATAACATCTGGGAGCGTTATAATACCGAAGTGTGCCGCTGTCGTGTGGAACGGTTGGTGGAAACGGCAATCGAACGGATCAGACTGCATCGCTGTCGGAGGCTTCATATCCTTCTGCTGGGGGATATGGCCCACGGTGCGATTCACACCAGTGCCCGTGTTGCCTCTGAAGAGTTGGTGTGCGATCAGGTGATGCAGGTGTCGGAAATTATTGCCCAAGCAGTGGCTGCTCTGGCAGATGTAGTTGACGAAACGGTGGTACACGCAACCTACGGAAATCATTTGCGCACCGTCCAGAATAAACAAGACAGCATTCACGCGGATAACATGGAGCGTCTGATTCCTTGGTGGCTGGAACAACGACTGGGTGATAGGGGCGACATTCAATTTCCCCAAGCTGAGTATTACGAATTTCTATACTTTAATGTGTGTGGTTATCAGATTTGCGCCACTCACGGCGACCTTGACAGTGTGAAGAACGCCGGCAGGACGTTGAACACTCTGTTTGTGAAGAAATATGGCTCTGGAATTGATTATGTTATCCTTGCTGATAAGCACCACAAAGAGGAATTTGAGGAATTGGGCATTGAGAGCATGATCGTAAGGTGCCTTTGCGGAACTGACGAGTATGCGAACGGGAAGCGGTTATATTCCACTCCGGGTCAACTGATGATGGTGTTTACGCCTGGGATTGGCGCTGACGCATATTATCAGATCAAACTGAACTGAGGAGTGATCATGTGCTCAAAAACGATCTTGTAGTTGCCTTGTCCGAGATGGACTATTACAAAAATCAGGCTGGTGCTGTAATCAACGATGTGTTCCATGTCATTGCAGAGGCGTTGGCTCATGGCGAGAAAGTAACAATTCGGGGATTTGGGACATTTGAGGTGAAGACAAGGAAAGGATGTCTTGTGCGAGACATCCATACCAAAAAGCAAAGACAAATGGACGATTATCGGGTGGTTGTGTTCCGTCCTGGTGATAATTTGAAAGAGGCTGTAAAGGCTAACGACCCTGGGAAACTCCGCTTGTTGAGCAGAGCAGAAAAAAATTGAAAAAATTTTGTTCGCCGCTATTGACATCTGGTTCAGAGCGTGCTATACTATAACCATAGCGGCGAACAAAATCAATGTTCCTTGAAAATTTAATCTTTGCATCATGCTTATTACTAACTCGGTGAACAAAGTGTGTCAGCACTCCGAGGCGTATGGTATTTTCGGTTTGACTTGGCGATTGTCTATGGACATCGTAGCATAGGGATACCTTTCAAGTGAGGCCGCTACTGTACAGTGATGTACGGTGGGGAGGCGGAAACCGCCAACAGAAACATATGTCGCCAAGAGTTATCGCTTCATAACGCACAGAACTTTCGGGCGCAACAATAGACGCTCCTGTGGAGAATAAGCCTTGCAGTAGCTCGGTGTGGTAGCCGAGAGATACGGAGGTAAAACCAACAATGCGCTCCTGTCTTGATGTCGGAGAAATCCGGCTATAACGAAAGTCACTGGTTAGAGTAGCCGTAGGACAGATTGCAAAATCTTTTGAAGAAATTACTATAAAAGTAAGTATTTAATTCAAAACTTTTCTGAACGAACGGTGAAATTTGTGAGTAAACAGGCTCACGTAGGAGGTGGCGCTATGGCGCTGGGGCAAGAAGTTAGGGGTCGCTCCCCGAAGCTCAGACTTGTCTCCCTGGTGGCGGAACAATGAAGAAGATTATGGAGGTAGGGCGAAGGCCCAGTGGTGAGTATGATGGAAAGATTAAATTTTCCTTAGAAACAAACAAAATCAATGTATGGGGTTGTAGCTCAGTTGGGAGAGCGCCTGTTTTGCAAGCAGGAGGTCGGGAGTTCGATCCTCCCTAATTCCACCAGCAAGATATGTTGGTTATGCTGACGCTTGTGTGGTTCAGTTCATTACTTAACTACTATTCCTGTCAGAAACCTATCGGTCATGAACGAGGTTCTTCGGACGCATATCGCTAAATCGGGATATAGCTCAGTTGGTAGAGCACACGACTGATAATCGTGCGGTCAGAAGTTCAATTCTTCTCGTCCCGACCATAGGTACTTTGACAATTCTATATGGGGCCGTTTTTAGATTCGACGGGGTTTTGAGAGTGCAAGACTCACAGGTAGATGACCGCCTAAAGGCATACCTAAAAATGAAATGACAACACTGAATCTGTTGTAATGATCCACCCCGCTTTTGCTGCTTTTGTGGCTGAGAGGGCTGCTGCCTGATTGGTGGCTGGATTCCAAAACGACGCACCAGCTGGATATGGGTAAGCGTCTGCGGTTAAAGAATCATCCAGCACGTGCAGTTTCTCCTTGTGCTTCTGTAAAATAAAGACAAGGTGGTGGAGGTGTACAAACCAGTACGCCCTAGGAAAGATTTGACGGTATCGCAAGTGCCCGCCGCAAGGCATCGCTGGAAAATCGTCTATTGTGTAAGAAGGTCTTGCTCATGTAGGAATTTCGGACAGGGGTGCGAATCCCCTCGGCTCCACCATACATAGGGACACTAACAGCAATTTATAATTTTTTAAGGTAAAAAAGAAAAAAAGTGTCCTGTGAGACGCGCACAGCAAATTTTCAAAATATTCTATCAAATGTTTTTTAAGTCCGACAAGGATAACCACCTCCATTTTTTTCGCGTCTCGTAGCCTAAGTATTGGCGGGTAGCTCAGATGGCAGTAGCATCTGACTGTTAATCAGAGGGTCGTGGGTTCGAGTCCCACCCTGCCAGCCAGTAGCTCAAAACATGGCAGAGAGTTTACAGGCAACTGATGTCTACATCGGTGCTGTTTTTAGAACTGCCAACATATAGCGGGATAGAGAAGCGGTCATCTCGTCATCCTCATAAGTTGGAGATCGTGGGTTCGAGTCCCACTCCCGCCACCATGCCCACCCCACAAACAGAGCGGAGACTGTAAACTGAATGGGGAATAGAAATGTTCACAATCTGGCAGTGAAAACTTTTAGCAGGTTTCAAGCGAAACCGCTGCGTCCCAACAGCAGAGAGTTGGCACCATGGCCTACGGTGTGAGTAGGTCAATATGTGGGAATAGCTCAACTGGTAGAGCGCCGTCCTTCCAAGTCGGATGTTGCGGGTTCAAGTCCCGTTTCTCACTCCAATCTATTATATCTGTGACTTCTCTACTTTGGCAGATATGATGATAGGTGCCGGCTCCCCTGGCATCTTTAGCAAATAGTGGAGGGATGGGAGCAGGGAAAAATACCTGTTGGTTGCCCACAAACCGTTAGTGAACGTAGAGCCAAGTGGGATATTACCAGCCATGTGGAGCTGGCCGCAGCTCCTTGCAACTGGTGACGATCAGATTGCCTTGGATGGTTTTATGGGGATATGGCGGAATTGGCAGACGCACCGGATTTAGGTTCCGACGCAGTTCGCGTGTGGGTTCGACTCCCACTATCCCTACCATTGGAGCACTAACAGCAACTTTTTTTTGGAATCAACTTTTAATTGACAACCCAAAATGTGCTCCGTAGGAAACACGCTGGTGTGTTGGAATGGCAGACGAGGCAGACTCAAAATCTGTTGCCAGAAATGGCGTGTGGGTTCAAGTCCCACCACCAGCACCAAGCCGAACAAGGGTTTATAGTAGGCGGAGGGAAAACCAGAAACCCTGACACGCTCTATTCAGAGTGGAAACAGTGATTGCATAAGGCAACGATACACGCTGTTAGGCCCGTTATGATACCGTAGCCAAGATTGGTAAGGCTCTGGGCCGCAACCCCAGGATCGTAGGTTCAAATCCTATCGGTATCTCCATAAAGAAACCCCGCCTTTCGGCGGGGAGAGAAATCACAGCTCAATACCGAGCTTTTCAGCGATTTCTTCGGGAGACATATCGGATGCTTTTGCCAGGATCTGTTGGATTTTGATTGGCTTTTCAAGCTCTGCTTTTTCTGCTTGTAGCTTTGCGATCTGGGCGTCGATGTCCTTGATACGTTGTTCCGGTGTGCGTTTCCTACGAGTAACGGTTTTCTTTTCCTCAGCCATGGTTACGCCTCCTTATAAAGTTTGCTACAAGAAGTTTATACCATATTTCTGAGAAAAATACAATAGCGATTTAGGGGTGTCGCCAAATGGTAAGGCACGGGACTTTGACTCCCGCATCGTTGGTTCGATTCCAGCCACCCCTGCCAAAGATGTGGTGGCGGAATAGGTAGACGCTATGGAGTCGTAAGACAGTGGTGGAGAGCTGTGCGGCGTTTGACAAAGACGATACAACCGGAGGACTCCAGCTCTGGCTGGGTTATGTGAGGTGCAAATCCTCGCCCACATCTTAATATATGCTCCCATCCTCTAACTGGAATAGGAGGCTGGCCTTTCAAGCCGGTAATGCGAGTTCGAGCCTCGCTGGGAGTACCATACTTGGTGCCGTGGACGAATTGGTAGAGTCGCCGCCCTCTCAAGGCGGAGTTTGAGAGTTCAAATCTCTCCGGCATCACCAAAAAGAGGAGTAGCTATGGCAAGAGGATCTGCTGATAATAAACCGAAAATCGTGAGAAAATTTCCTTCTTCTGAGAATGGGACTGGTGTTCATTGTATTACGACAACCGGACAGGAATATTTCATAACTCAATGTCTGGAAAGGATGCGGTTTACTTTATGGCGCAAGGTTGAAGACGGATATGAACAAATTAGTACAGCGAAGTCTCCCCTGGATTTAGATGATAAAATACCTTGGGATAAGTAAAATGGCCTCGTAGCTCAATCGGAAGAGCGCCAGCCTGTCACGCTGGAGGTAGCGGGATCGAAACCCGCCGAGGTCGCCATATAGGGGTCTGGTGTAACGGTAGCATGAAAGTCTCCAAAACTTTTGGTGAGAGTTCAAATCTTTCGGCCCCTGCCATGCTGACGTAGCTCCAATGGTAGAGCAGTTGTTTCGTAAGCAGCGGGTTCAGAGTTCGAGTCTCTGCGTCAGCTCCATTTGCTGGTGTAGCTCTAATGGTAGAGCAACCGTTTTGTAAGCGGTGGGTTCTGGGTTCGAGTCCCTGCACCAGCTCCATATTTGCCCGATTGAGATAACATATCACGGCTGTGAGTGGCGGTCGTAATCCAAGGTGGCCTCCTGTGAGGGAGTGACTGGGCATAAAAGAAAGAGCGGTTAGGTAGCGTTGTACTATCGAGGGCGTTGCGGAAGCTGCGCACAGGCCATAGCCGCACACAGATGGCAACAGCCACGTAACTGCGGAAGCGTGGATATGTGCAACGGATGTCATGTACATCGAAATACCTTGGTAGACTCAGATGGGAAACACTAATCCCCCTGCTCCCCGATAGAAAGGCTGAAATATGGCACAGCGTAAAGGTGTGTGGTGAGGCTGGGAGTGGAGTCACTTATGCAATTTATATAGGGGAGCGCCAGAGTTGGAGAGCTGGGGCGGACTGTAAATCCGTTGCTTTCGGGCTGAGTGGGTTCGATTCCCACCTCCCCTACCACAAGTGTTTGTTGCTACCCGATATGCAACTAAAACAAGGTCGGGTTCAAATGGCGGAGTGGCCGAGTGGTTGATGGCACCAGTCCTGAAAACTGGAGGCGGTGATGAGCCGTCCGTGGGTTCAAATCCCACCTCCGTCGCCAACGGGATGTGTTGATATTTACCATTTTCTAACGACCCTATGATAAACGGTACGAAAAGGCGTTACCCCTACGAAACGGGCGGTGGTCTTATGCGCTGACCTGTGATTACCGTTAAACAAAAATGCGCATATATGGGTTGATGGCTTATGAGGTCTGAGCGACGGTCTGAAAAACCGTAGGATGAAGGATCGTTACCTTCTCAACCCACCAGCCTGAAAAGGCACACCTCTACCCTGGATGACGTGTGACGGTTCTGACACGTCGGTAAAATAAAAATTGACCGAGTGTGGGTAGCATAGGGGTCGCTCCCTCCGGTGAAATTCCGGCGCAGGCAAAACGCGATAGATAACCTAAACGCTGTAAGCAAAGCGGCATAGCCGATCAGGAGCGCGGCGGGCTAACATACCCCAACGGGACTTCGAGAGCCTGAAAAAGTATGTTTTGCACCCGTATCAGTGAGGGTAGGCCAGTGGGATACGGCCACACAGACCCTACCCACCCTTATATATGCGCCTGTAGCTCAGTTGGTAGAGCAGCTGGCTTTTAACCAGTTGGCCGGGGGTTCGAGTCCCTTTAGGCGCACCAGCAAAATACTATAACGACTAAAAAAACCTCGGGATCTTCGGATTTCCGAGGTTTTGTCATATTAAGAAGGGAGGTCGCAGTATGGCGGCAAAGAAACAGCTAAAGAAACCTGCTCCTTTGAAAGTGAATAAGGATGCAAAACCGAGCGAGGCCGAGCCGCGTGTTGTTGAGGATAGGGTATATCGCTGTCCACGCTGCGGCCATGAGTACACAAAGCAAGAGGGGAATTTTTCTCCTTCTAAGTCCCCACTGTTTAAGGGGAACAACGGTTATGTAGTTTACTGTCGTAAATGCGTGGCAGAAATGTTTGAAGAGAATATCCCGTTCTTTGATAAGGATGAGGATTCTGCAATGGAGCGTGTGTGTCAGATTATTGATCTATGTGTGGACGAAACAGCATGGGCCGCTTCACGAAAAATCAGTGCCAATCGCAATCGCATGAGTGGATATATCTCTAAGCTGAATATTAAGCAGAGCAGCAAAGAGTCCACATATTCCGATACGCTAATCAGGCGCTTTGAGGCTGAGGTTGAAAATGCTGCGACTGTACAAGAGGCGGAGGACAATGACGATATTACAACTAATATCGAGGTGATCCGCAGATTTGGATTGGGATTCTCTGATGGTGATTATGATACCCTGCAAGGAGAATATGACAGCTGGGTAGATCGCTGTGGTGCGCCTGTGGATAAACGACAGGATGAGCTTTATGTTTCCATCTGCTATTTGAAGCTGAATTTACAAAACAGTGTGAAAAATAGTGCGGCAGGTGTTGGTGCTCTTGCAAATTCCTACAAGGCGTTTATCGAAGCGGCCACAACGGAGATTGAAGATCGTAAGAAGAAAGCAGAAGCAGAAATGCAGCTCAGTCCTTTGGGTGTGATGATTCGGGATATTGAGGAACATTGTCCGGCTGACTTCTATAAGGATAAGGCGATTTATGCTGATTATGACCATCTAAAAGAGTACATTCAAAGGTTCATGTTACGGCCACTCAACAACCTTTTAACTGGCTCCAAAGAAATGGATAAGGAGTTTAACCTGTCTGGATCGGAGGAGTGAGCATGAATTACGAAAAAGTTATGGATGAACGGCAGCGTCATGTACATGAGCATTTTTCATCCTCAAACTATCTGGGAGATCCCCATAGAGTACAGAAACTAATGGATTGGATTACCTTTTGGAGAAGAAACCCAAGCCGTTTCGTACAGTATTATTTTGGGATTACTCTTCACCTTTATCAACACATTATCTTGTTTCTAATGGATATCTTTCCAAGTATTTGTCTGGTTGCAGCGCGGAGTGCCGCAAAATCCTTTATCATTGCGATTTATGCTTGTAAGGAAGCAATTTTGCGACCAGGTGCGAAAATCGTCGTAGCTTCAGCCACGAAGGGACAGGCAAAGCTGATTGTGTCTGAGAAAATCCAGAAGGAAATTCTACCTCGATCTCCGTTGTTGCAGGCGGAGATTGAGCGCATCCGTGATAATCAGAATGAAATTGAGGTTTTCTTCCATAATGGAAGCTCTATTATTGTGGTGCCGGCCAATGACAATGCTCGTGGACACCGTGCGACTGTAATGATTTATGAAGAGTTCCGTATGATTCTGAAAAACATAATTGATACCGTTCTCTCTCCTTTTCTATATGTGCGGCAGGTTCCATGTATTTTGAAGTATGAGGAATACAGTTCTTTGATCGAGGAGCCGAAAGAGGTCTATATCAGTTCTGCATGGTATAAAAACCATTGGATGTGGGATCAGATGAAGATCATCGTGAAAGATATGTTGAAAAAAGATTCTGCTATTCTGATTGGCATGGATTATAGCATTTCGTTGAAACACGCAATCAAACCAAGGGCGTTCCTTATCAAAGAACGGAACAAACTGGATAGTGTAGCATGGGCAATCGAGTACGAAAACCAAATGATTGCCGAAAACGCCCACGCTTACTTTACTTACGAGATGTTGAATAAGAACCGTTGCCTAAAACGTCCATTCTATCCACGGAAAAACGAGGATGTTTTGATGCGGGCAAGAAATCTCTATGCTATTCCTCGGCAGCAAGGAGAAATCCGTATTATATCTTGTGATATTGCCACTGAGGGGGGAGACAGCAACGATAACTCTATTTTCTCTTGTATTCGTGCTTTGCCAGAAAGTATGGAATACAAGACTTCTGATGTGAACGGAGAACACATTGAAGTTAAGCAAGGGTATCGCCGGCAAGTGGTGTATATGGAACCTCAAACGGAATTTGAAACAACCAAGCAGGCCATTCGGATCAAACAACTATTTACAGACTTTGATGCGGACTACTGTGTATTGGATACCAGAAATGCAGGTATTGCTATTTACGATGCCTTAGCGAAGGTTCTATATGATGTAGAACGCAATGTAGAATATGAGCCTTGGTCGTGCATGAACGACGATAACCTAAGATCTCGTATCGTAATTGCCGGTCAGAAAGAAGTAGTTTACTCTATTAAAGCCCAGTTGGAAACGAACAGTAAAATCGCTGTATGTATGAAAAATACACTCAACAGTAAAATGATTGAGCTAATGGTGCCCAATCAAGAGGGTGTGGAGGAACTACAGCGAATTGTTCCGGACTATGAGACAGCAGATGTCGAAACTCAGCTTTTTTATGAGCGTCCTTTCTTGGAAACTGTAGCACTAATCAATGAAATGATTGGGCTGGAGTATACGGTGCAAAATCAAACTGGGCTTATTAAAATTGAAGAACGGTCTGGAGCACGGAAAGACCGGTATACTTCGGTATCTTATGGCAACTATTTCATTGAGCTTTTGGAGCAGGATCTATTTTCGGATAGTTCAGAATACGAATATGTAACATTTTACAATTAAGGAGGTGAAGATTTATGGCAGGTGAATCAAGATTTCGGTCATGGCTGACCAGACTGACAGGCGGGGAAAATCATCCAAGAGATACTACTGAGCAGAATGCGATTTCCTCTACAGTGGAAGCAGTTTTACATGAGTTCAACACTCAACTCGGAGCGGCCTATTTGAATGCGGTCGGTTGTGGAAGCTCTAAGACAGCACCATATTCTACGGAGCAGATTATCAGAATGGCGCAAGAACCTATGAGATACATTACTGAGCTGCGTCAGTGGGCACGTTGGGCGTATTACTCCAATGGGACGGTTGGCACTGCGATTGACGCCCTGACAAGTCTTCACTCTCTGGATTACATTGTGACGGCAAGACCCAAAAAGTCCGGTGGTCAACGTAAAGGCTATCGCACTAATGCTGATCGGATGAATAGTGTTCTTCGTTCTATGCGCTACAAAGAGGTGATTCGTGACGCTGTTTTTCATAATGCCAACGAAGGAATGTATGTAGGGTACATGGAAACCCGCACTATTCCTGTAGAGCGGAGGTTGGCGCTGACGGATGCGGATATCAATGGCATTACTGATATCAACTCTGCTGGCGTCAACACGGTAGTTATCTCTCTTCCTATTGAATATGTAAGAATTATTGGCCGTAGGAATAACTGCTACGAGGTAGCGTTTGATCTGCGGTATTTTGATGGTATGTTGGATGACGAGCGCAAGCGGAAATTACGTGGATTTCCTCGGCAAATTCAAGACGGCTGGGAAAAGTATCACAATGGTGGGTTTGAAAACGGCGCTACATGGCTGAGGTTGGATTGGCGCAAAACGATTGTAACCAAAATTAAAAGCAGTCAGAACGATCCGTATGGCGTTCCGTTTGCTGTTGCGGCTTTGGATGATATTGATTATGCCAAGTATTTTATCAATACCAAGCGTCATGTGTTGGATAAGGTAAACAATCAGATTTACTACGAGACATTTCCAGAGGGGAAAGATAAGGGTACTTCCGCTCTATCTCAGAAGCAACAGGAAAATCAGCATAACACGGTAAGACAAGCTCTGACACAGCGCACAAATTCCAGCGGCATTGCATTTTTCTCTTTGGCGGCAGGCACAAAAATGGATAGCCTGCCAGTCAATATTGACTTGCTGGACGAGGATAACGAGAATGCGATCAAAGAAGATGTGAACGAGGCTATCGGTGTGGGCGCGGCGGCTCTAAGCGGAAGCAGTTCCACAAGCAACTATGCTACGGCCATGCTGAATCTGGAGATTGTGGCAAACAATGTTTTTACATGGATTGAGGCTATTGTTGAGGAGTTGAACAAGTGCTTAAACTATAATGTAATTCGTGATAGCAGTTATCGCGTAGAGTTTAGGGTCCTGCCTATTACATTTGCTAATCGGGAGAAGCAGGTAAAATATTTCTCTGATCTGTATGCGCGTGGCAAAGGGAGCTTGCTTGCATGGATTGCAGCAACGGGTATCAATGCTGACGACTATCTCTCTCTCATGGACTTGGAGTTGGAGGAAGATTTTGAAAATCGCTACCCAGTCCATAAAACTTCGTTTACTGTGACGGGTAAAGACGCTCCAGATGGCGATGTAGATAAAAGTACCAGCGGTGATGCGCCACAAAATGCAAGCACCGCATCTACAACGGCTAATAATGGAAATGCAAGTCCATCTCCTTCTGATACGTAAAGGGAGGTGAAGAAGTATGGCTGAGAAGTTTTTTTATCCAATTTGTTATGAGATTTCCAGCGAAAGCAAGATTGCAGGCAGACGGCCTATCAAGGTCATCCTGCATGAAATCTTTCCAGACGATTCTACGTGGCAGGAGAATGGAATCTCGTGGATTGAGAAATATGTACAAGCTAACCTGCATTCTGTAGTAGGTATGTCAATTACCGTTGAGTTTCTGACAGATGATAGAGACATTCCTTATGGGCACGGAATGACTGAGATTCGTGTACAAGATAACTTGCCTTTGTTTGAGGATGCTACTATGGTGGGGCATTTTGACAGGGCGTATATTGATGACGTTGAAATTGATGGTGTAACGAAGCGAGTGTTGATTGCTGAGGGAACACTGGACGAGATGCGTTATCCAAAGTTTGTAGCTTGGCTGCGTGAGCATATGGCAGAATCCACTATTAAGGGATCTGTCGAAATTGTTGGTAAAGCCGAGCATGATGGATACATTATTTACTCCGGCGGTTGGAAAGAGCAGGGTCGTATTCCGCAAATCTATGATTACAGTGGCTATGCAATCCTTAGCGTCAAACCGGCTGATGAGGCCGCTATCGTGATGGAGTTAAATAATAAAAAGCAACAAAAGGAGGAAAGTACCATGGATGAGAAGCTGAAAAATGAATTGATGGCGGTCATCTCCGGAGCTGTTTCCGAGTCCAATTCCAAGTGGGATGAATACTGGGCAAAGGTTGAGGCAAAGGATGCTGAGATTGCCCAGCTCCAGGCGGACATCAAACTCAAGGAGGCCGAAATCGCACAGCTGCGGGCCGACTTTGAGGCGGCAAATGCCGCACAAGCCGCTGCTGAGGCTGGACTGACTGAGGCAAATGCCGCCAAGGAGACGGCAGAAGCCAGTTTGAGTGAGGCTAACGCCAAGATCGCCCAGCTTGAAAGCGAAGCTGCCAAAGCCGAGCTAAATGCAGCATTGGCACCTTACACCGAGGAGCAGCAGGCGATCGCAAAAGAGGAGATCGACGCTTTCAATGAGAACCCCGGAAGTGTGGAAATCAATGCTATCGTGGGCAAGATTTGTACTGAGATGGTGCGCTTGTCACGCGAGAAGTCGGTTGCAGAAACCAACGCTGCCAGTGAAATTGATGTTTTCGCTATGACAGACAGCACTAAGCTGGAAGCTGACGACGGTGAAGTCGATGTATTCTAAGAAAGGAAAGTGAGAGGAAATGAAAGCAAAGACTATCGGTTATTTCAAGAATGTTCAGAACGTCGGCTACTGCAAAGCTGCTGTCGATCTGAAGGTGGGTATGGGCGTGATTCTGGATCGCGCTGCTAAGACGGCTAATTTGCCTGCCAGTGCGGATGAGGCTAAGGCGTGCCACCGCATCGTTACCAATATTAACGATAAGCCTGAGATGCACAATTACAGTGAGACTGTGGAGGTCAAGGAGGGCGAATATGTTCGTGCTGACGATTTGACTTCCGTGGCAAACATGGAGATGGAGTTTGCCGACTATGAGATCAACGGCGGTGTTGACAGTGTTGACGCTGGCGATACCCTGGTGTTTGGCACTGATGGCCTGATTGTAAAGGGCACAAGTGACGGCTACAAGGTGTACTTTGAGGTCATCGAGAAGACCGCGTATATGGGTAAGGGTATTCTGGCCGTTATCCGCGTGCAATAATGAAGGAGGGAGAAAACATGAACCCGATTTATGAAATCAATATGAACAATGCTCAGGTTGTTGTTGACACTGGGCGTGTTAAGCAGAACTCCCCTGTTGTCGAGGTGTTTTCTGCTCTCGCAGCGGGCATGAAGCCCAATGTGGATGCCAAGGTTTTGGACAAATCTGTGGCAACGCTGAAGGAGCTGTCTTCTAAGGCTTTGGCTGGCGATCTTGCCGCACAGAGCGAAATCAATACCATTGTCCGTTTCGCTATTGAGCCGAAACTGCTGGAGGCTGTGCGCCTATTCGACTTTATGGGTACTTATCGTCGGATCGGATACCACGAAGCTCCTATGATGAAGACCTATAAGTATGAGAGCGTGGATTCTCGTTTCCAGGCTTCCAGTGCTGATGTGCCGTTTGCGGCTTGGAATTGGCGTGAGTACCCCATCGGCACCCAGACTATTTCTGGTGGCTTTGCTGTTGATTACCGTGAGCTTCAGAGCGGCAATTTCGACGGCAATATTGCCGAGGGTATGAACCAGGTGCAGACTGATATGCAGAATAAGGCTGTCTATTATGTGATGACTGTTCTGTACAATGCGCTGAAGAACGCTAAGGGCGTGAAGCACTTTGCTGAGTCCACCGGTATTACCAAGACCGGCGTTGACAATATGCTGAAGTCCATGCGTCGGTACGGCAAGGTCAACATCGCTGGTGACTACTCTGTGGTTAGCCAGTTTAACGATTTTGCTGGGTTCAAGTCTCTGGCAGCTGACGAGACGCGGTACGCAAACACTATTGTCGCTGAGGAGATTCGTAAGACTGGACTTGTCAATTTGTACAACGGCGCAATCGTGACCGAGCTGCCCAACGCAATTAACTGGACGAAGCTGAATGCTGCGGGCACCGACTACGATCTGTATATGCCCCAAGGTCTGCTGTTCTTCCTGCCCCGTGGCGCTGTGTCCCCGCTGCAGGTCTTCCTGCGTGGTGGTCTGACCACTATGACTGGTGACGACATCGTGACTCGGCAGCATCTGACCCGCTTCGACATGGAACTGGGCGCTGGTGTTGCGGAGGGTATGGAGGATCAGATCGGTCTGATTTCCGACACCAACTTTGAGGCACCCACCGCCTAAGCGACGAACTAAATCAAAGAAAACTAAAAGGGAGGGGTAAAACCCTCCCTAATTTTCAATAACAAGGAGAATCGTTATGGCAACAAATAACAATGTCCTGGTAAATAATCTGTGCGCTTGGCCTCTCTCTTTCTGGCGTAAAGCTGGGCAGGGTGATGTTGAGATCCCCGCGAACGCGAAGAACTGGCCTCTGCTGTCATTCGAGGAGGTTCAGGCACAGATTCAAACTGGGAATAGGATGTTCACTGGCACAGACGGTATGGGCAACCATGCTCGTATTCAGATTGTCAATGATGAGCAACGTAAGCAGCTTTTCGGCCTGGAAAGTGTGGAGACAGACGCTCCTGCTCTGCTGAACCTGGATGCTGTCAAGGCATTGCTGAATATCCGTACTAAGGCCAAGTTCAACGAGCAGCTTAAAGCAATGGTAACAACCGATGCTGAGAAGAAGATGCTGGTAGAGTTGGCACAGCAGGCCGGGTCAGATGATGTTGAGGCGTGGAAGGTGGATGCCCTACGTGCTCTGGCTGAAACTGCCGCCGTTTAGGTCTGAGAGAGGAGAGGGTATGGAATATGCCTAACGCTAAGAGAACAACCTTTGCGGATATTGAGAAAACCTTCCATTCCATGCCTTTGACGAAATTTGAAATCCCAGAAGGATTAGAGGCAGAATGGCTTGCCACAGCGGTTGCAGATTATGAGTTGAATTTAAGCTGCGACTTGCGGTATAACGAGAAAACACAAAAGTTTGCCGGCAAACTGGATAGAACCGTTTGCCGGACGCTGGCGCAGATGATGTATGTGTCTTATCTGCAAAGGGAATTGAGCCGTGTCATGGCCTTGAATGGTATTTACGGTAAAGATGTACAGCTGACAGGGCAGGATGCTACAAAGCGTGTGACCAAGCAGGAGCTTGACGATCAGATTGCTTTGGTTGAAAGACTGCTCCATCGGCAGAAAGATCATACGTATGGATAAGGGGTGGTAATATGTCAGAGGAATCCAAGAGCTGGTATCGGATGACACGCCCCCTTTTCAACAGCGGTTTTGAGGATGATGAGTTTTGGGCATATGGTCAGGATGGCTTTCAGGAGGTGCTTGACTCTTTTATCGGGGCCGATGTGTTGATCTATGATAAGGCTGTATATGCCCAGCCACAACAGGTAAGAGCAATCGTTCAAAATAAGACCAGCGATGTTTACAACAGCACGACAGTACGACAAATTCTCTGTAATATTGGAATTTTGAAGTGCGGGCAGTATGTGAAATACGATGGAGCATTCTGGCTGGTCAGTGCGTTGCCAGACAACAACCGTATTTACGAAAAAGCGGTATTGTGGAAATGCAAACATTCCATTCGATTTGTTTCCCCGCTGACTGGTGAGATTGTAGACTATCCAGTATTTAGCACCAATAGTACACAGTACGGTACAGGTGAGTTGGAAAAGACCCACATGAATGTTGGAGAAGATCAGCATTTAATTTATCTCCCATTTAACCAAGAGACGATTTTGCTGGATGACAATTTCCGCTTTATCATGGATAAAAGACGTGACAAGCCAAGTGTCTATCGTATTACAAGGGTAGATCCTGTTTCTTATGCGGTAGGCAGTGAGCGTGAGGAGGATGGGTTAATTCAATGGTCAGTGCTGCAAGACCAGCTGAATACCGCAACAGACAGTGTTGAACTGATGATTGCAGATTATCATGCTGCTACCTCTGGTGGTGTAGAGGAAGTACCAGGGTCAACGGCTTCTCTCATATTGACTGATTTGGACGGAGACTTCAGATTGGCAAGTGGCGAAACAAAGCAAGTACAGGTTCGTTGTTTGACGGCTGATGGAGATCCTATTGATCCACCTCAATACCACTTGGAATGCGACTTTGGCGGTGCAGTCAGTATTATCGCAGAGGAAGATGGTGTAATTACATTACAGGCAAAGAGCGATCCATCTTATGTTGGAAAGCAAATTGAAATCAAAGCGATCAATGACGAACTCGCGTGTGAGGCTGTCATTACTATTCAAATCGTGAATTGGTAGGGAGGTGAAGAGAGTGCCGCATTTTGACGCGATGATTCAGCAAAAAATCCTTTTGAAGCGTAAGCTGCTACAAAATCAGGCAGTGGTAAACCTGCTTTGTAATGTGGGCAATAATGTAGTGGAGTTTGAGAATATCAGAACGGGAAGCAAAAGTCCTGCGGCGTCTCTTATCAAAACTCACTTTTATGTCCCAGATACACAAACAGTAGATAAAAACTTCATTACGATGCGTAGCCGTGTGGTATATACCGACTCGAATGTGGTGAAGGAGACGGGGATCACCGTCTATATCATCTGTAACGAACACCAAATTGACTTGCTGCAGGGTTCCAGAGCGGATCTGCTGGCAGATGAGGTTGATTGTATTCTGAATAACGGAGAGGAACCTTTGTTTGGGCTGGGAGGAATTGTTCTGAGCACAGCAGATGAGGTTCAGTTTAACGAAGGATATTCTGGGTGGCAAATCCCATATATCACTCACGAGAGGAATAGGAGCGCAGAACTGTTATGATTGATAGTCTAACTGCGCTGACAGGCGAAGCGTACAAAATTACACCAAAAATTGGAGTGAGGAACCCAACATTGAGGGAGATCTACCATTATGGGGAGCAGCAGTATTTTGGACTTGCACAGACAATTTGTGCAACACCCGCTGACCGTAAGGTAGAGATATGGGACGCTATGAATACTTATTGGGATAGGATAGACGAGTATGAGTTGTTTGTGTCTACGTTTAGAGCTATCCAGTTGCGTGACACGAAGATACTGTTTGGGGATTTAGATGTGGCTTCGTTTCAACCTATGCCCTCAAAGAACCTCAAAGATTTTGTTCTTGTGAATCGGGATGGGGCGGTAATCGACCGTGCGGTTTACAAGTTGCTAACTGATTATCTACGGCATATCCATCAGTTCAAAAAGAATGAAGTGAAGCCGTATGACGATTATACCAGAGATATTATGATCGAGGCGGATCGGGATGATCGCGAGGACGCAGCAAACAAGCCGTTCAAGTCCATGCTGAAACCACTTGTTTCTTCGGCAATAAACCTGCCTGGATCTCAATTTCGATGGGATACTGTTTGGGATGCACCTATCGGAGTGTTTATGGACAGTATTATGCGTATGCAAAAGCGTGACCATTACTATTTCACAATGCTTGGAATTTATAGTGGTTGCGTTGATATGAAAAAAATCAACAAAAAAGAGCTTGAATGGATGTCTGACTGACACCTGCGGCTAACAAGAAAGGATGGTTAATTATGCCTAATTTTGACATTAAGAGTGCTGTTATCAACAGATTTCTCCGTCTAACCGAGGTAGATCTGGAGTCTGGTATGGTGAATTGGGTGCTCAGAAACATCGAAAGCCCCCAGGCTGAGTTCACTGGCGAATCTGTGGATAAGACCGACGAGCGTGGTATTCTAATCTCACGTTTTGATACCGCCAAGGGTTTCACTCTGTCCGGCGAAAGTTCTAAGCTGGAGCTTGGCCTGATGGCTTCTCAGCTGGGTACTGAGGTTCAGGTGGCGACCGCCGACAAGAAGATCAAGGGTGAGGATTTCGAGATCATCACGATTGTGGAGGACAGTGGTGAAAAGAAAGCTACCATGGCTTATACCCCGACGACTACCCCCAGTGTGGTGTACGCGATCAACAAGGACAAGTCTCTGGGCGATCCCATTGAAGTCGGTACTGCTGATGAAAACGCCAAGATTACCGGAAATGTTATCACGCTGCCTGATACCTATACCGGAAGTCGTATTGGCGTGCTGTATCAGTACGAGACGGACGAGGCCGTTCGTGTGACCGACAGCTCTGAAACCTTCAACAAGAATGCCAAGTATATTGCCAAGATCCTGGCTGAAGATGTGTGTGGTGTGACCGCTGCTATCACTATTGTGATTTCCAAGGGTAAGCTGGACAACAACTTCAGTCTGAATCTGACCACCGAGGGCACCCACCCCTTCAGCATTTCCGCCATGAAGGATTACTGCTCCGAGGAGGAAGAGCTGTGCTACATCCTCATCGGTAAGGCAGTTGGCGTGGGCGTGTAAGCGATGAAGCGTCATTGCCGGGTGTGCGGTGCAGAGTACGAGTATTGCTATTCCTGTGAAAAGGTTCATAGCTGGCGTGCTCTGACCGACACCGCCGACCATTACTATATTCTCAATGTCTTGATGGAATATCAGGGCGATCACGATGCTGTGAAAGCCTATCATGCTCTTAGCAAACGTGGTGTGAATATTCGAGAGACAGACGGCCTTTTGCCGAGTGTGAAAATGCTCATGGTGGAAATCGCCTCAAAAGTGAAAGGTATGAATGGGACGAGAAAGAAAGCTGTTCCCGCTGGTCAGGCGGTCGTTGAGAAGAAGGATGAAAAGCAGTTGCATTCAACAGATGATGCTGAGGTAAGTGAATAAGAATAAAGAAGAGGCGTTGCAGAAAATAGGCTGCAGCGCCTCCTTTTTCGATTTGGAGGTGAGTAGAGGTGAATATCCTGGCCGTTGATCAGGCCAGACATGGTGCGTGGGCTGTTTTCGATTATGAAGAAAAGTCTCTGGTTGACTATGGGACGTGGGCTTTTGAGAGCAAAAATCATACATTTGAACAGGCAATTTTGCACATCGAGGCGTTGATAAATGAAGTGATACACACGCGCTGCATTGATGCGGTTTTCTTTGAGGACATTCAGTTGAGAAAGAATGTGCAATCTTTCAAGAAACTGGCACAGTTGCAGGGTGTACTCGTAAATCTGTGTGAGAAAAACGAATACCTTTATGGTCTTGTAGCACCAACGCAATGGCAAAATTTTTGTAAAGCACGAGGCAGAACTACCAAGGAAATCAAATCCAAGGTAAAAGAGGTGGAGCTTGAACCAAAGAAAAGTTCCAAAATTCTTTCTCTGCAATTTGTGCGGGAAAAGTTCGGAATCGAGACTGATAATGACAACCTTTCGGATGCAATCTGTATTGGTCACTATGTCGTAAACAATTTGGAAATATCAAAAGGAGAGAAAACATGAGTGCAAACATGAAGAATCGTATTTGTGGTGAATTTGCCGAGGACTTTGAGGACATTCAGGATTTGATGGAGGATGTGCTTCCTGAACCTTCCTTGCTTGAATACTATCGTCGGCTGAAAAAGAGGGAAATTCTCTGGAACGACGAAATTGATGATGCCACAGTCGACATTGCGCTTTACATCCGAAAGTGGAATGCAGAGGATAGAGGCATTGAACCGAAGGATCGTCGGCCTATCAAAATCCTTATCAATTCAGACGGCGGCAGTGTGGATACAGTGCTACACATCATTGATATGATCCACTTATCTAAAACCCCCGTTTATACCATTGGCATGGGACGAGTTTATAGTGCTGGTGGCCTTTTGCTGATGGCCGGTCACAAACGGTATATCTTCCCTCATACCAGTTGTCTTATTCACGATGGATCTTCTGGTGCAATCGGCAGTATTGGCAAAATGTTGGATAACTTGGAATTTACCAAGGAGCTGGAGGTGCGGATGAAAGCGTATATCATTTCCAGCACTCACATTACGGAGGATGTTTATGACAAGAACTACCGGCGAGACTGGTTTATGTTCAGTGAAGAAATGATTAAGTTGGGAATCGCTGATGAGATTGTGACAGACATTGATACCATTCTTTAAGGAGTGAAAAATATGGCGCGGAAAAATATTGGCGTGAGCATTCATGATGTTCCTATTACCCTTTCTGAACACCCGTTTTATGGGCTGAGGCTGGATGAACAGCAAAAGATTTTTCGGGATGCGATTTGGAGCAAGGAGAAACTGGTTGTTTTCTGTAACGCCAAGGCAGGTACAGGAAAAACACTTATTGCTACTGCCACGGCCAATCTTCTATATGAGTATGGCAGAAGCCAAGGCATTGTGTATATCGCTTCACCGACACAGGAACAAAAACAAGGTTTCCTAAAGGGAACTATCGAAGAAAAATCCGAACCGTATTTCGAGCCGTTTTATGAAGCGTTAGATAAGATAGGTGTGAATCGGAACACCGCATTTTATGACAGTTCTATCAACGAGAAGTACCAGAGCGCCTACATCGAATGTTTGACACACACTTTTCTGCGAGGCACGAACTTTGAGAACAAGGTAGTTATTGTAGATGAAGCCCAGAATTTCTACTTTGATGAGTTAAAAAAAGTGCTAACACGTGTCCATGATAGCTGCAAAGTAATTGTTATCGGACATGACGGACAGAACGACCTTATTTCCAATCCGGAGCGTTCTGGATTTGTGCCTTACATGGAGTGGTTTAACAATGATGAGCGGACGGCAGTTTGCCGTCTGGAAAAGAACTATCGTGGCTGGATCAGTCAACACGCGGATGATTTGACTTACAATCTGGCTATGAAAATGAACTGATTCTGGAGGATTATGATAATGAAGAAAATCGCAGTGAATACTGTAAAAGCCTTTCTAAAAGAGCACAAGCGTGAAGACGCATATACCCAGACATTCACCATGGGAGACAGTTCTTTTGAAGTGGCCTTTCACACAGCGTTGACAGTAAGTGAGAAAACCACCTTTATCAATCGGGTGATTTCCGGTTGTTTTGATTCTACGGGCAAATTCCGGCCTGAGTATGTTTCCCCTATGCTGCGGGCCACAATTATGCAGATGTGTACGAACCTTCCGCCCCTGACTCTCAAAAACGAAACAGACGATGAGGGCGCTGCGGCATTGGATTTGAACGGCATGAACGAGCTGTATTTGGCTCTCAATCTGGATGCCGTGCAGAATGAGGGGTATCAGGCTATGTTGGGTGAAATGGTTGCCCTCTGTACTCAAGCTATCGACTGGAAGAAGGGCTGTACTTTGAGTGGTAACACAACGGAGAACGCTCTGCGTGATTTGATTGTGGCTCTGACTACAAAGGTGGATAGTCTGAATGTGAGCGACCTGATGCAGTTTGCAGGTGATCTGTCTGTTGCGACAAAGGGGTTAGACGAGGGCGGCATTTTGCAAGGATTACTTAAACTCCACGAGGGGAAGAAAGAGTAAAAGAAGGAGGTGGCGGCATGGGTACGACTATTCGTGAAGCTCTTGCGGCAGCGAACAAAAAATTGATGGGAAAGATTGACGATGCCATGAATAATGAAGTATTCAAAGAGATTCAAGACGAAGAAGCCGCCACCATTTACGAGGTTATCTATAAAGTCTATACGCCTCGAATGTATCGCAGACGCGGAGAATATGGCGGTATGGCTGACCCTTATAACATTGAAATTGAGGGAGGAACATCCCGTGGTGGAGTTATGGCGGTAGTCAACTTAACCGATCCGAATCCGGGCGGCTGTATGAGCGAGGGACAGGTGACGACCGGGAAAAATCTTCCCGAACTAATCGAGTACGGGCATGGGTACAAGTTTTATCAATACGACTTTCCGAAACAAGGCGCGGCCTATATGGGGCCGCGTCCTTTTACTGCAAAAACGATTGAACACCTAAAAGCAAGTAAAGCACACATCACTGCTTTGAAAGCAGGATTACAAAGGCAGGGTGTCAAAGTGAAATGATTTTTGAAATAAAGGGTGGTGAGAAAAGATGGACGAAGATCTGAAGATTGTATTGACGAGCGAACTGGAGGCCGACGAACAGGCTTCCGCACAACGAATTTCAGCGCAGCTTCCTAATATTGCGAAGATGATCAACTCGAAAAGCACTATCAAGGTTGGCGTTTCTCTGGATAGCTCTAACATTCAGTCTGAAGCCCAAAAAGTAAGTCGGCAGATCGCTCAGGCAACGAAAACACAAGGTATCGGCGTTACGTTGAATTTGGATCAAAGCTCTGTTGCAAAAATCCGGCAAGAGCTAAACAACTTGAAGGTCAGTCCTGATATTTCTCGCGCCATGACCGACCAGCTGGATAAGATGGGCATTCAGATTGATCGGATTACTGGGCGGTGGCAAGCAGTCAACGGTGAAGAGGAGCGAATGCTGAACCTGACTATTCAGGGCACAGATCAGATGCAGCGCACGGTCACTTATTTGCAGACCTACAACACTGAGACGGGCGAAATCAACACCCACTTGACCAATGTGACAGCCAATCTTGAACGCCAGCGGAATGTCCAGGAGCAAATTGCAAAGCAGGCGCAAAAGGATAATGAATCACGAGTTTCATACTTAAATCGGCAGTTGTCTATTTTGGCCGATGTCCAGGCTGCTTATGCTGGTTCCACCTCTGTAAAGCCGATCAAGGATAGTTCACATTTGGAAACGCTGAATAATACCTATACTGCTCTTAATGCTCAAATTCAGAATATGATTTCTGCTGAGGGGCGTTTGGACAATGTGCAGCGTTCCAGCCTGGAGGCGCAGATTGCTAATCTGCAACGACTTGTAAAAGAGTATCAGAATGCGGAGTATGTAGCGACCAAGCTGAGGACAAAAGACATCGGTTCAATCAAGGGCGACCAGCTTTCCGGTTTGGAGGCTTTGGAAAAACGGCTGGAGGCTGCGGGAACGCTCACCGAGACATTTAAGACGAAAATCGACGGACTGAAGACCTCTTTGCAAAATGTTGGCACTAAAGATGAGCTTGTGACATTTCTTAACAGCTTTGACCAGCTGAATAACGATGTGTCTGTGTTTCAAGAGCGGCTACGTGGTGTCAATGCTATATACACTCAGTTGATTGGTTTGGATAAACAGATTACCTCTGTGCAAGCTCAAATGGTGAAGTTAGACCCCAAAGCCGATCAGAATAAGTTGGTTGCTTTGCAGGGGCAGCTTGCAGTCCTACAGAACCAGAGAACTACCTTGGAGGGACAACTGGTTCCTTATGTGGATATCGTTCAATACGCACAACAGGCGGCGGCTCTTGAACAGAGCCGCCTTTTGAATGGTTCTCAGCTGGTATATACCCAGATGGAAATTGCGGATAAGGCGAGAGAATACGATGCCGCTATGCAGCGCATTCCGAGCACTATCGCTGATTTGCAAACTAAATATAATCAGCTGGTGCAACCCACGGAGTCTGTTACTCGGAATATGAGACAGCTTCGGGAACTGGCGTCGCAATATAGCTCGAATATGGGCGATCGGGAAAAGGTTCAGACATATGAACGGCTGCAACAACTAATTGGAGCGTGCAGCAAAGAGATGTCTGAGCTGATGCGTGTCCAACGTGGCGAGGTCAACGATTTTAGATTCACTCAAAGTCTGGAAAAGGCAAAAGCGGATTTGGCAACCGTTGGAAGAACGTGGAGTGCCTTAAAAAAAGATCCTGGATTGAACGCACAGTTCCAGCAGTTGGAAGCAAATCTCAGACGAGTAAACAGCCAGGCAGATTTGACTAAGTGGACAGCACAATTCAGTGCGTTTAAGTCTGAGGTTAAGGCGGCAGGGAAGAATATGCAATCCCTTGGCGATGTTCTGAAGAACAATGTCGGTAAGGTATTGCAGTGGGTTTCAGCTACAACGCTACTGTTCAGAGCCTTTCGTTTGCTGAGGTCTGCGATTTCAACGATTATCGACCTGGATACGGCTATGGTGGATTTGCGTAAGGTTACAGTGGCAACAGAGGCGGAGTATCGCAATTTCTACGCTACTGCAAACGATACAGCAAAGGCACTTGGAGTAACGACAGAGGCGGTCATCTCTCAAACCGCTGAGTGGGCACGTTTGGGTTATACTATGGCCGAGGCCGCAGAGTTGTCTAAAAACTCTGCAATTTTTGCGGCAATTTCTCCTGGTATGGACATTACTCAGGCAACAGATGGTCTGGTCAGCGCCTTGAAAGCGTTTGATGAAATCGACGTAAACGATTCCTTGGACGGTATCATCTCTAAGGTTAATGATATTGGCAATAAATTTGCTGTTTCCAATAAGGATATCGTAGAGGTTATGACCAGAAGCTCTTCAGCAATGAAAGCGGCGAATAATACTTTTGAGGAAACTGTGGCTCTGGCTACTGCCGCTGTGGAGATTACAAGAGATGCCTCCAGTGTCGGTAATGCTCTGAAAACTGTGTCTATGCGTATTCGTGGGTATGACGAAGAACTTGAAGAGTATTCAAACGATGTCGCTGAATTGACAGGGGATATTGCGGATCTTACCAAAGTTGCCAGCAATAATAACCAAGGTGTTAGACTGTTTGAAGTTGGCGATCCCGATACTTACCGTTCCACATATGACATTCTTCAAGATATCGCAACAATTTGGGATGAGCTGACAGATAAGAACAGGGCACAACTGCTGGAAGTTTTGTTCGGCAAACGGCAAGGCCAGATTGGTTCGGCTATTCTTTCCAATTTTGAGCAGGCTCAAAAAGCTATCGAAACAATGGAGAATAGTGCTGGTAGTGCAGAACGCGAAATGGATAAGATTACCCAGTCTTTGGAATACAAGCTCAATACTCTACAACAGACCTGGGTTGGCGTTGCCCAAAATCTATTTCAGACCGATGATTTGAAATTGGTTGTTGACGGCCTGATTGCTGTTTCTAACGTGATTGACCGTTTAACACAGTCTCTTGGTTTGTTTGGATCTGGTGCTCTTATCACAACCATTGCACTGATTGCAAAGTTCAGATCGACGATGGGGTCTTTACAAACTACAGTATTGCCTGCTGTAAATGCAATTAAGGCATCTGGGGTAGCTATGGATGGTAGTGCGGCAAGCGTACAATTCTATGCTACGAAACTGATAGGGCTGGACAAGTCTCAACAGGCAGCTGCTATGAGCGCACTTGGACTAACTGCGGAGCAGAAGAAACAGATCACAACGATGTCTGCTCTAATTGTTTCTGCCCAAAGATATACAATCCAGGAGCTTGCCGAAAAAGCGTCTACGGATAAAGCGACCGCTTCAGCCCTTGCTAAAAATATGGCAAAGGCCACTGAAAAGAGAACAACGGAACAGCTTTCTGCCGCAATGATGGTGGAAATTCTAAATTCCAACAAATTGACCGCTACCCAAAAGCAGGCGATTATTGCATCTTTGGAACAAGCTGCGGCAAACGAAACCCAAGCATTTTCATGGAAAGTTGTCGGCGCAAATGCCAAGGCAGCGCTTGCAGCTATGGCGACTAATCCCATGACGTGGATTATGCTGGCGGTAACTGCGGTTATGGCATTGGTGCAGGCGTGGCAGAGCTATAAGCAGGCGCAAGAGGAAGCTCGTCAAGCGGCGATTGATGCTGCGAACTCGGCGGCTACACTCAGCGATGAAATTGTGGATTTGACAGGTCGCTACTTGGAGTTGAGCGAAGCTGTTAAAACAGATGATTCTGTCAAGGAAGATTTGCTTTCTACCCAAGACGAGCTTATTGACAAGCTCGGAATAGAAAAAGATCGAATCCAGGAGTTGACCGAAGAGTACGGGAACCTTACGGACGCAATTAAAGCAGCCGCGATAGAATCTCTCCAAGCGTCTGAGCGCGATTTGCGTGGTGGTCTTAACGCTCAAAAAGATGAGCTTTTATCAACTGGGAAAGGCTCTGGCCCCGCCAACAAATCAATGAACCACATAATTACAACATGGGGAGCAGATGAAGCGGATATTAACCGGAAAGGGTTGCAAGCTCTGGTTGACGCTGGATACATTTCGGATGGCTCATTTGCTCCACGTGGTATGGAATTGTGGTTGCCCAGTGAGGATGATTTTGATCTTTCAACTGTTGAGGGAGTCATTAACGCCTATGAGCGGTTGGGTAAAATGCTGGATATTGTGTCTGAAACTGCTGGTTCGGATAACGAAGTCTACAATGCCCTATTTGATGCCTACAACAAATGCTCATCCGCAGTAAAGAGTTATCAGGACAGTATTTCGTCGTTGAACAACAATTTGGCTGAACAGTATATGTTGCAAGGCTTGATTGAAAATGAGATCCCGTCTACGGAAGATGAGTTCAACGACTATCGGCAGAGCGTGATAGCTGCGGCTGAGGAGAGCGGAGAATTTATTGGCTCAAGTCAAGATATTGCGAACGCTGTTGACTCTGTTCTGAAAAGCCAGTCGCATTTCGCGGCTTTCTATGCTGAGGATTTGGCTGGAGCCTCTGAGGAGACGGGTCGCTATATTGCACAGCTTCAAAAGTTGCCAGAGGTGCTTTCAAAACTGAAATCAGCTTATGATGTTTTGGAGGCGGCTCAAAAAGAGATGGCAGACGGCGGAGGGTTGTCTGCTGATACTATTGAAAAGCTGGCTTCTGCTGAGGACAATTATCTTGATTATCTCTATGAAGAAAATGGGGTTGTCAAGCTCAATACTGAGGCATGGAAAGAAAACGCCAATGTTAAAATGCAGAATGAGATGGCCGAAATCCAAAAGGAAATCGACTCGTTGGAAGAGCAAAATGAGGCTTTACGTGAGAATATTGCTTATTATGAGGAGCAACGTCAGCTTGGTAGTGATGGCGGTCTATGGAGTAATTTGATTGCTAAGGCAACAAATGAAATCAATGAGAATACCGACGCTATTGCTGCTAACCAAAATAAGCTGGCAATTTATGAGTCGTTGTATGGAAATATCACGGGAAGTCTGGATGCTTATAGTGCGGCACTAAACAACTTTTCCAACGTAGCAAGCACCATTGATTCTGTCTCCGATTCGTTCCAAACCCTTGCAGAACTGCAGGCTGAGGTTGCAAATGGGTTCTCGCTGTCATTGGACAAGGCTTTGGAGTTCGCTAAGGTTTATCCTGAAATTCTCAACAATGCTCAAGTATCTGCTGATGGACAGGTTATTCTGAACGAGGGTGTTGTCAACTCGTTTATTCAAGGAAAAAAGGCCGAGTTGGACGCACAGATTGATGCAGAGGTTGCCAAGCTGGAAGCGGATAAGGCCGTGTTGGAAGCGAAGGTTCAAGCAGCGCAGGCACAACTTGATCTCGCCCAAAATGTAGGTGAGGGAGAGGGTCAGATTGCTAAAGAGCTGGCGGAGTATCGTATCAACGCTGGCAATATTGTAGCACAAGCTCTGATTGACGCAGGGATTGATGAAGCTACTGCATTTAAGCTGGCGGCGGCAGCTATGGCCCAGAACGCAGAAGAGTTTGATCGTGTTGCTATGGAGGTCTGCACTGATGTAAACGGTAACTTTAATCAGGCCGCATATGCGGCAGCACAGGCTGTTTACAACAACATGACACAGGCGAAGCTGGATGTTGCTTCTTTTGCGAGACAATGCCAAGAAGCTGCTAAGGCTATGGCTGGAGTCGCTGGTGGTCAGGTTGCTGGATCAAGCGGTGTTCAGGGTGGCTCTGGTGGTGGTGTTGGCGGTAGTGGGATTTCTCTAAATCTAACAAGTGGGAGTTTCCAAGGTACTGATTATAACTATACTGCCAAGCAAACAAATCTGGACGATTTTATTTCGCAGATTCAGCTTGATATCTCCAGCTACCAGAATGCGATTGCTCAGATTGATGGACAAATTGCCGCGCTTCGTGCGTTGAAAAATATCCCCTTGAAAGATTTTAAGGGTGGATTAGGCTCTGGTGGCGGTGGAGGCTCAGGTGGTGGATCTTCTAAGGAAGTTGAAGAGTATATTGCTGACATTGACGCATACCGTGAAGCAATCGAGCGTCTGCGCAAGGCTCAAGAAGTCAGATCTAATATTGAGACGAGAATCGACGAGTCTGATAATCTGAAAGAGAAGATCCTATTGGAACGACAGTTGATTGGCGCTTACGAGCGTGAACAAGATGCTCTACACAATCTAAACAACCAGAGGGATAGCACAATCACAGCTGGCGTTGCAGCGCTCCGTGAGTTGGGCTTTGTTGTGAAGTACAATGCAGATACCAATGAACTCTGGATTGAGAATATGGAGCGTCTCAATGATCTGACAGCCGACAGCAAGGGAGAATACGATACCTTGCAAGAGGCGACAAACGCTCTTCGCAAGGAAACGGAAGATTTAATCGGTTCGCTGACCGATCTAAACGAAGAAAATCGGGATGCTTCTGCTAACTGGTGGGAGTTGCAGCACAGTATGAAAGATTCCCGTGAAGAGATTCTTTCTTTGCTTGACGCTATTGTGGAAGAGGCATCTAAGGCGGTTGATTCTATCCAAGACGTTTACGACACCCTACATGATGCCGCCGATGAGTATGCGGAAAGTGGATACATTACAGTTGATACTTTGCAGAACATTATCGGATTAGGTGTGAAGTATGTGGCGTATCTTATGGATGAAAACGGCCAGCTGGTCATCAATGAGGAGCGCATTCGTGATGTGATTGCGGCAAAGACACAGCAACTTGCAATCGAGAGTTCTTTGTCTTACATTGAGGCTTTGCGTATCGCGAAAATGGAGGGGAATATCGAAACCCTTAACAATTTGCTGTATGCTACCGAGGAAGCGACTGACGCTACATGGGGCTTCGTGTATGCAAGTTTGGCTATGGCAGGGCTGGATCAAGATCAGTATAAAGCAGCGCTGGACAACATCAATGCTATTCGTGCATTGGCTGACAGCGCTGTACAAAGCATTGGGCAAACTGCTGGCGGCGTGACTGACGAGCTGAAAAAGATGCAGTCTGGGCTTGACGATATCTTAAAGTACGTTATGGATATGTTGAAACAACGAATCAACGATCAGATTGACGCACTGGAAGATATGAAAGACGCTTACTCTGAAATCATCGACCAGAAAAAAGAGTCGCTGGATGCTACGAAGGATGAGGCCGACTACGAAAAAAAGCGTGCTAACAAGCTGAAAGAAATTGCTAAATTACAAGCTCGTATTGATGCGCTTAGTTTGGATGACAGTCGAGAGGCGCAGGCGGAACGGGCCAAGCTATTGGAGGAGATGGCTGAGTTACAGGAAGACTTGGCAGACGAACAGGCAGATAAGGCTTTAGATGCTACCAAAAACGCTTTGGATGATATGGAAGACGCCTATCATCAAGAAAAGGATAAAGAAATTGCAATTCTGGAAGATAGCATTTCCTCTTATCAAAAACTTTATGACATGGCGATCGACTATATTCAGAACCACTGGGATACACTGTATTCCGAACTGATTGATTGGAACACGCAATATGGAAGTGTGCTGAACAGTGAGATAACTACTGCGTGGGATAACGCTCTGGCAGCGGCACAACGGTATGGGAGCTATGTGTCTGCCCTCAAAAATATTGGTGCTGATATGGATGCTGCGGGTGCTACAGGTAAAGAGCCGAACACCGTTGTTGGAAATACGAATTATGGCAACCAGTCTTCAAATGATGAAATGATTCATGCCATTATTAAGCAAATGTACGCAAATAGCCAGGAGCATCATACGGCCAGTGACGCTCGCAAGAAAGAACTAAGCGATTATAGCTTGCGGCTTGGTGAACAACTGGCGCAGTACGGTGTCTACACTCATCGGGACAATGGAACCTGGTATATGGATGGGTCGAAAGAGCTTCTGTTCGATAAATATAAGAAGTACATTTACCATACGGGTGGTTTTGCTGGCGTGGATGGATCAGTCAAAGACAATGAGATTATGGCAAAATTGGAAAAAGGCGAACCGGTATTGACAGAAGCGATGTGGAATACAGTAACTGAGATGGTGAATCGAATGAGTAAGCTGTCCGCCGCATTTAGCGATATGCCTGGGTATGTTAATGCTCCTATTTTGCCCGAGTTGTCAAAGGTCAGCGCTGGTGCTGTGAGCAATGTGTATAACAATAGTTCTCAGCCTGTGGAAATTCATATTGGCGATACCATTATTCAAGGCAACGCAAGTCCTGAAACGGTGAACGGTCATGTCAAAGTTACTCGTGATATGGTCAACCAAATTGCACGGATTCTGAAAATCAGGATCTAAATTAGTCAGGGTGGGGAGATTTTCTTCCCACCCATTTTAGGCTGACGAAGCCGCCCAGACGGTGACATGTCTGGTATGCCCGCCTGTCAAGTGGGTTTGATGAGAGGAGGTGTGGCGGGTGTATAGAACCTATGAGTTTACTTTTGCAGATACTCCGGCTTCATTGTATGGAATGTTTGTTGCTGATATCGGTAGCAACAAACATAATAACAACGATTTTGGGAATCAGGCTAACATCGTAGAGACAAGAATTGCGAATCGGATTACTCCGCTGCATTTTGGTGTACGGTATCACGACCAGCCTTTGAGCTTTACACTTATTTTTGGAAGTGAGCAGTACATGGATCGCTACCAGTTGCAAGAGGTTTCAAATTGGCTGACTGGATATCAGGAGTATCAATGGCTTTCTATTGATCAGCCAGATATGGAGCATATTCAGTTTCGGTGTCTGATTCAAAAGCTAACACCAATCAGCGTGGGGTGGCTACCAATCGCTTTTGAGGCACAGGTACTGTGTGATTGCCCGTATGGATACAGTTATCCGTTTGAGGAACGTATTCAAATTAACGGTACAACAGAATATCGTTTCTATAATGACAGCACAATCAAAGAGAATTTGAAGCCAGATTTGAAAATTGAATTGGCGGCTGGTTGTACAAATTTTGCAATCACAAACAAGACTACAAAGCAGACACTCCGTTTGTCAGGTCTTCCAGCTGGCGGGTTGCAAATTCTTATCGACAATGAAAATGAAGTCATGGTGGAAAAAACTGATGGCTATGACTTGTACAGCTTTTTCAATTTTCAATTCTTTGAGGCAGCATCGGGAGATAATGAATTGATTTTCGATGGAAGCGGGACTGTTACAATCAGCGGACGCTATTTGTATAATGTTGGAGCATAACAAGAGAGGAGGTCAGAGATGTATCTAAACTATGCCAAAATTAAAAGTGGACAGAGAAAACAGCCTATGCTTCGGCTTCGCACTCTGGCCGGAAAAGAGCTTGGCCCAATTCCATATGTACATGATTTGAATTTTGCAATCAACTATGCAGAGTTGAGCACGATTTCATTTACAATCCCGTATCAAGTAAATGGAATGCTCAACCCCCTTTATGCCGCTGTTTCAAGTTTCAAGGTGGTTTATACAGAGGAGTTTGGCATCTATGTGTTGACTTCTCCCAGTAAAGAGGGCAATGGCGTGTCAGAAATAAAGACCGTTACAGGATATTCTTTGGAATATCTTTTCCAGAAGAAAAACCTATTTTTAGAAGAAGGTACTTATAATTTCTGGAATCCAGTCAATTCAGCAGATACGATTTTGGGTCGTATTTTAGAATTGGATCGGACATGGCACGTGGGCTATGTGGCCCCAAGGCTGATTGGGTGCTACCGCACATTTGACCAGTATGATAGTGATGCTCTGGGTTTTTGTTACGAAGACGCCATGGAAAAGTATCGCTGTGTCATTGTGTTTGATGTGTACGATAAGAGTATCAATGTATATGATGCCAACGAAAATCCGGAAACCCTACCCATCTATTTGAATTATAACAATCTGGTCGATGCAGTTAGTGTTGAGGAAATCCCAGAGGAGATGGTAACAAAGCTACATCTCTATGGTTCGGATGGTCTGTCGGTGCGGGATGTAAACCCCACAGGGACAGACTACCTTGTGGACTTGAGCTATTTTCTCTATAATGGGGATCTGGACATCAAAGTAGGGAACAGCAATACCACATTGGCAGACCGCGTGCGGGGATGGCAGCTGGAAATTGCGGAGAACCAGCAGTATTATACTGGGCTGGCTGCGTCACGGGCTTCTTTGACAGCACAGAAATTGATGGCCGAGTCCGATCTTGTAGAATTGAACGGTGAGATGGAGAGTCTGGTAGCACAGCAAAGTGTAACTATTCAGGCGTTTTCCCTAGAAACCACTGCAAGAGGACAGCAAACACAACAGGCAAACTTGGATCGTATCAATTCTCAGATTGCCGCAAAACAGAATGAGATCGACACACAACAGGCCAAAATCAACTCTCTACAAGTTGAAATTGACAGCTACATGAATGATATCAAACGGCTTACTGGACGATTGGAATTTTCATCATACTTCACACAGGAGGAACAGAAAATCCTCAACCAGTATTTTATTGAAAGCACCGTAGAGGAGGAAACATTTGTTGCTACGGATGTGGACACTTCTGCGGCAGGTGCAATTTCTAAGGTAAGCGGCACTGTGTCCATAAATGCTTCAAATATCGCACGAGTGGAACTGAGCCAGTTTGCAAAAACAATGTACACTTTGGCCGGCGGTACTGTTACGGTTGGAAACGCTGGTGTCTCCGCTGAAATCGTGCGGGGCACTTTGGATGTAAAGGGTGACAGCAGCTATGTATTGACGGCCTATCTGGGAAATACGAACTACAACAATCGGAAATTTAGCAGTGGACTTTTGACCATCGCTGGCAGGTTATCACGGTTTTCCAGTGATATTTCTGTGAGGACGGAGCAAGGAATTACAGAATATAAAGGAACAAGACTGAGCTTCAGTACAAGCAATGCTGATTCATATTTTACAGTAAATGTGAGTGAGTTTCAACAATATTCTGTTGCAATGGAGCTATACGACTTTGGTACGGATGTTCTTTCCGATTACGCATGGCCTGTGTATGAGTTTAGCGTAGATAGCGCCAATTTCCTTTACCACGAGAAATTTGAACCGTTCAAAAATAGGCTGGAACTTGGCAAGGCGGTCTATTTAGAATTGGGCAGTGAGGGATTGGTTAAGCCAAAGATTATCGGTTTTGAGCTGAACTTTGAGAAAATCAATGAGTTCAAGCTGGTGTTTTCTAACCGCTACCGTTTGCGGAATGGGGCGGAGAGTTGGACAGAGGATATCAGAAACTCCACTCGTTCAAGCCGAAGTTTTGACGCCAGCAAGTATATCTATAACCGTACTGCTGACAAAGCAACCGAGATCGACATTTTTATGAACGATTTGCAAAAAGGTGCTGTTGACGCAGTGCTTTCAGCGAAAAACCAAACGGTTGTCTTTAACGGTTCAGGCATTCATGTTGGTGGTGATTCCAAATATCAGATGCGGATCATCGACAATATGATTGCCATGACAGATGACGGCTGGAAAACAGCAAAATTGGCGATTGGACGCTTTGCGTCTCCCGAAACCGGAGTGCAGTGGGGTGTTAACGCGGAACTAATTGCTGGTAAGCTGATTATCGGCAATAACCTTGTACTTCAAAATCCGTTGATTGACGAAAATGGAAACGTGACTGGCACCATGATGTTTCAAGTGGATAGCACCGGAGCATGGCTGTATAATTCACGGATTGTTTTGCAGAGCAACAACGGACTTATCATCGTAGATCCCGATTATGGTATTGTGGCTGGTACAAAGCTCCTGTTCAATACAAATGGTACTACTGTGACACCTGAATTTCTGGACAAGGCCGGCAGTATTACCTATGACTCTGAGGGAATGCCGGCAAATGCGAACTTCTATTTGGATGTAAATACTGGCAATGCCTACTTCCGTGGAAAACTGATCGCCAAGAGCGGTACGATTGGCGGATTTACGATTGCTGACAGCTACCTTTATTCTGGGTCAGGCAATACACGTGTAGCTATCAACGGAGGAACAAGCTATTACTCAGAATACGCTTTGTGGGCGGGCGCAAGTAATCCTTCTATCGCTCCGTTTTGGGTTAAGAAAAACGGTGATTTTCACGCTAAGAACGGTGATTTCAGCGGAACATTGAGCGCTGCAAAGCTCAGTGGGTCGTTGACAGCTCTTGCTGGTGCAGAAATTATCGGCCCAGCTATTTATGTTCCGAATAAATCTAACCCGAAATTTAAGGTGGATTCTGCTGGCAATGTTAGTATGACTGGAAATCTGACATTGAGTAATGGTGCAATTAAGTGGAGCAATCTAAATTATAGCTTGCAAAACACAATTAACGGCGCATATGATGCCGCTGCTGATGCCGCTGAGGATGCTGCAGCCGCCGCAAGAGATGCTTCTGACGCTGAAAAACTGGCAAGAAAAATTGCTAATGGTGAGTTCAACAACGGAACATTTATCAATGGAACTGAGATCTACAGCCCAACGATTTACGCAGATGAGTTTATTGTTAAACCTAAAAATGCCGCTGGGTATAGTAAATGGACTGGCGGATACAGTATGTATGGTTATTTTGGGAACTATCTCTACAAGATGCTTTCAATTTCTTACATTGACACTGGCTTCGGGCCGGAAGTTGAGTTCTGGAGTCCAGATGGTGCATATGCTTACTGGGCTTTTCCACGAACTACTTTTTCTGGGTATTTGAATTTCCAAAACGCCCATATTGAAGGACTCTCATTAGAGGCAACATTCGGATAAGGCAGGTGAGTTAATTGGCTTCATTTACTGTATCTTGCACCGACACCACTGTTACGATGCGAGTGTCTGGGTTGAAAAGTGGGCAAAAAGTTCGGTTTTATGTAAGAATAGATCCTGGAAGTACAGTCTATGTAGACCGAACATATACTGCTACTTCGTCTTCGCTTTCCAGGTCGTTTAGTGGTTTGAAGCCAAGCACCGACTATGCTTGCAATGTCAAATTGGACGATACAACATGGATTGGCACAAGATACTTTACCACGGATAGTCCAGAGATAAAGGTTGAGCCATGGTCTTGGTCAAGATCGAATGGAGACGCCTCAGCTTCGCAAACAAGCGCCGCTTACTCTGCCGTTAGAAATAAGGGCAAAGTAAGCGGTTTTTCATATCTTGTATGGAACGATATGGTGAATAAGGTTAAAGAAATCCTTGATGCCAAAGGTCTTTCTTGGAACAACAGATTCGCTTCATATGCAGGTACATTGATGAGTTCTGGAAGTAGGACTTTAACCGCAACAAAATTCAATTCGCTTCGATACAATATAGGACTACATTATTCAACAGGAATTGACACTGTTTTTCGTGGTGATACCGTGTACGGCTGGTATTTTACTACTTTGACAAGCTGCATGAATTACTGGCTTAACGACTAAGGAGGGTAATGAAAATGACAAAAATTGAAATCGTACAGCATATCGCAAATATTCATAACTGTTTGGCACAGATTCAAGTCTGTGGTGATGGTGCTATTATGATGGGCGATACTTTGAAGGAACTGCGTTTTTTAGTGCAAGAGCTTCAAAAGGATATTGAGGCAGAGAACGCATCGGAGGAGGAGCAAAGCAAAACGGAAGAATAAGGAGGGGATGATATGCACATTCCAAACCCATATACACTACCAGCATTTGATTTTGTTGGTGGATCGACTCAGGATCTGATCTTTCATTGCTATTTTTTCAAAACGAAGAAACCACAGGATTTGTCCGCTTGTGTAGCGGACTTTTCTATTATCAATTTTGTAAATAAAAATGGTAAGCCGCTCCTATCAAAGCAAATGGAGATTAGACCAGATCCAAATAGAGACGGTGATGTAAACAATGTGGTTTGTGTTACGTTAGAGGCGGATGAGACGGTGAATCTGCCTGCGGGTAAGTATATCTACCAAATTACCATCCGTGATATTTCTGGTGAAGTTGAAATTCCCAATCATGGGCTGATTCATATTATCAAAAATATTAACCAAGCATTTATTCGATAGTAGATGATCTGATAGCGTTACACAAATTAAAGAACAAGGAGGATGCAAAATGACTACGACATATTTTCTGAATCTTGCTGCCGGTAATATTTATCGGACGAAGGAAACTCCGGCCATTCCTACAGAATACTGGATTGGCCTAAGCACTACTGCACCCAATCTCAACGGTACGAATGTTTCCGAGCCGGTTGGTAGTGCTGGCTATGCGAGGGTTAAGCTCGATATGCTGAGTGAACCTGCTTCTGGTGTTGTTACAAACGAAGCAAACATTGATTTTAACGAAAGTACCGCAAGCTGGGGTACGGTGACACATTTTGTTGTGTTTGACGCCCAGAATGGAGGAAATCTGCTTCAGTATGGAGCACTGTCAACTCCTCGCTCTGTGGAGGCGGCTACTATTATGACCATTAAGGCTGGATATCTGAACCTGTCTGTGCAAAACCCGACGTGATAGAAAGAAAGGTGGGGTAGATCTATGTCAAAGGAGTTTGATATTTTTTTGAAAAAGCACATTATCGAATGTGATTTGCTTATCTACTCCATTCCATATCGTGACGGTATCTCTGTGACAGATCGCCTTATTTTGAATGCTGCGCTTGAAAGCTATTCGCTTTATAAATTTGTGGCGGTTCAAACTGGATCACTGCTTACTGCACATATTGATGAGATGATAAAATTGTGCAAAGAGCGGTTGAGCATCGAGATGACATTTGGTGCTTCGGCAGAAATTGAGGTGCATAACAACCTGTACATTCAAAACGATCCAATCGTTTTTGATACACCAGCTGTAGAGACTATCGAACTGGTTATGAATGAGTTCAACAATGGACTTATCCTAACTGCTGGAGACATTGATACGCAGGTGGCGTTGTCTGCCGGTAAAGTGAATTTGGCATTACTGCTTAATGCAGATGTGATAGGAACTAAAAAGACAAGTTTGATTAGAGCCGACAGCGGTTTCTTTCTTGATTCCGATATTCGTGAAGTCAATCAGCGGAATTACATTGAAACAGATACGGCACTGGAAATGGGCGCGACTCTTCAAAGTCTTTGTTACCAACTAACGATTGAGGCGAGTGCGGCATTTGAACTTATGGCAATGGTCGTCGGCACAGAAATACGGCATTCACTTGGTAGATGGTATAACGGTCTTGCTATTGGTGCTAATGTGAAAGGGACAAATTCTCAGAAGTTTGAAAGAGCAGAGGCAATTATCCAGCTCATGGAGAGTGCAACAGGAACGCTGGTGAAAGTGCTATACCTTTCTGATTGCGGTATGGCACTTGATGTTGCTGATGCAAACTTTGGGCTAAAGCGATATCGACTTCTTAGAGAAATTGATGATTTGGAGTTAAGAGATATTGACGATATGACACTTAACGAGCTTGATTGGGTCGAGCTTACATGAGTTGATGGATGGAAGGAGGTCAAATATGTCTCAGGCGCATTTGGGTAGCTTCAATGGAACTGTTACACCTGGCGTCAATATGCTGGAGACGTTCAAAAAGAACGAAATCAGGGATAACCCGAACAGCATTTTGAAATATGGGGACATGGTGCTGAAAAAGTTCGGTATCTCCTGTCCTGCCGGTACAGTAGTAAAAATTAACGGGAAGGAAATCCCGTTGTTTACTGGCGTTTTTGAGTTGGGTATGAACCAGATTGATATTACATCGCTGGAATTTTTAGAAACGGTAAATGTTAATATTTACTATATGTTTTAGGGAGGAGGTGCGACGATGGCAGATTTGAGTTTAAGAGACGCTTTGCTTATTGCAGGCAGTGGCTCTGGCGGTAAAGATGGCGTTGGCATTGCTTCCTTAGAAATTAACGACAGTGGAGAGTTAGTCGTTACTCTGGATAATGGGCGAGTAAAAAATCTTGGCAGAATCGTCGGTGCGGATGGTGCAGTATATGTGCCCCATATCGACGATAAAAAAGTTCTTTCATTCACGATTGAGAAAGCGCCCGACAAGGTTCCAGATCCTGTTGATCTAAATGGGGACGGTGTTAAACCCTCTGATGTAACAACGGACGAGGAAGTCAATGAAATGCTTGGAGAAGTCTTTGGTGAACAAAGTGGAGATGGCACCATAGACGAAAACCAGGTTGTCACCGATGCGGAGGTGGCAGAAATGTTGAAAGAAGTTTTCGGTCGTTGACCGTCAACTGATAGAAAATACAAACCTATGACAAAACAAGGAGGAAAAGACAATGAGTTACGATGTGAAGAAACTGACCAGACTACAGGATTTGAAGACCTTGGCGACCACTATCAATGAAAACTTTGCTACTAAGGAAGAGATTGCCAGCCTTGCAACGTCGTTTAAGTCTGGTGAGGTGGCGGGTAATACCGTCAAGCTGTACACCACCGAGGATAAGAGCGGCACCCCTGCGTTCAGCTTTGATTTCCCTACAGAGCTGTTCCTGGATCAGACTAAGACCCAGTTTGTGAGCGAGTTTGCTTTTGATGCAGATACTTATGCTGGGGCGACCGACCCTAATCTGGAGGGCAAGCCTGTTATGGTTTTGGCCGTCAAGGGCGGGAGCGATGCGATTACCTACTCTTTCCTAAATATGGCCGCTCTGGTGGACACCTATAAGGCCAAGGCTGGTGATGGCACTGCTACCGTGACTGTGAGCGGCTATGAGATCAGCGTGGATGTGAATATCTCCGCTGAGGCAAACAACGCCCTGGTGAAGAAAGACGATGGCCTGTATGTGCCTAAGTCCGATGTGGTTGATATCACTGGCAAGGCTGATAAGGTCGGCAGCGCTATCGCTGGCAACTTTGCCGGCCTGGATGCTAATGGCAATTTGACCGACAGCGGCAAGTCTGCTACTGATTTTTCTAAGGTTGAAGCAAGCACTACCGCTGGTGCAATCAGCGTTGACGGTGCCGATGTGACCGTGGTGGAGATCGCCACTGATGCTGAGGTCAAGGAAATGCTGGATGAAATCTTCGGTGTTCCTGATACTCCGGAGGTTAGCGCCTAATTTCAGATAATGGCTGTATAAAGAGGAACGGCATATGCCGTTCCTCTTTTGTATTTAGGATAGGTGGAGGTGAATCTTGTGGCAGTGAATAAGGTTCCATATTTGGAGCACTTGAAACAGTTTGGATTGCGGGAAAGCGCCTTGATCGGTCAGGTCGCTAAGACCGCCGCTGATGCAATCGAAGAGCAGGCGCAACAAATTGGCGCTTTGTCCGATAAAGTGGAAAATTTGCCCGGAATCTCTGGGGAAATTAGTCGCTCAGTCAATGCGACACTGACCGTTGCCGGATGGGAAAACAATCGTCAAATTGTTGAGATTGAGGGGCTAACTGCAAATCAAAATGGTGTAGTCGGTTTATCTCAAGACATTTCAACGGCGGAACGTGAGACTGTGGCAAGTGCGGAGCTGTATATCTGCGGCCAGGCCGATGGGTCTTTTACGGTTGCGTATGGTGGTGATAAACCGACATACGACATCCCGATTACCCTTATCCTGCTCGATTAACGAGAGGAGGAAGGAATATGAGCGCGACAAAAAACTATGGATTCTATCTCGAAGGAGATGATACCGCCAAGTTCAAAGAGTGGCGGGAAAAACTAAACGGCCTGGTCAATTCCAATATGGAGATGATTGATGAGGTCTTGGCTGAAAAAGCAATCAAAAGTCAGTCATTCCAGGCTTCATTAACATCTTCCGATTGGGTTTGGACAGGTTCAAAGTATTCACAGACTTTGGAAATCGAGGGGCTTACACCTGATACAAACGGCATTATTGGTGTTGGACAAAATCTTACACTTGAACAGACTGATGCTGTTTATATGGCAGAGCTGATGGTTGGCGACCAGACTGATGGTGCGCTAACCATTTTTGCTAATGGTGATAAGCCCTATTGTGATATCCCAGTCATCATCATTCTTTTGGGATAAAGAAAGAAGGAGGTTACTATGCCTATTATTGGAAATTTCCCGTCTGGCAGCGGCGGCAGCGGCGGCGGTCTTGCTCTGGCCGCAGTTTCGGGCATTCAGACATTGACAGCGGCGGGAAAGGTCTATGTTAAATGGACAGATCCTGACGATCTGGTTGTTGCCGGTTCGCCTTTGGCAAGCTGGGGAGGAACCCTTTTGGTTCGCAAGGCGGGTAGTGCGCCGGTGAGCCGCAGAGACGGTACTGTCGTTTTAGACAGCAAGACCAGAAACGCTTATCAGAACAGCTATTTCTGTGATAGCGGTTTGACAGATGGTGTGGAGTATTTCTACAAGTTTTTCCCGTACACCACTTCAAGTGCATATACAGATAGCGCCGACGATGAGTTTAGTGCGACGCCCAACCCTGTGGCGGTCGGTGATGTATCTGGAATTACTTTGGCAGCGGCGGGCAATGGGAAGTTGTCTATCAAGTGGACTGATCCTGCCGCTACTGTTGTTACTGACGGTGTTACCCGTGCGACCTGGGCGTCCACGATTGTGGTCGTGAAAGAGGGAAGCTATGCTGCCTCTCCCACCGATCCTGACGCCGCATATACCCATACCAGCACAACCCGCAACGGCCACTCAAGTACCCCGCTGGTGGCGACAGGGCTGAAGAATGGAACGACTTACTATGTCTCTCTATTCCCCATGTCTACAGACGGCAAAGCCAACACTAATGCCGCTAATCGCAAGACTGGTGTAGCGAACAGGATGACGATTGCGAATGTCCCCAGTCAAAGTGGTAGTTTGACATTCCAAGAGAACACACCGCAGTCCCCGTCTTGGAGTAACTATAACACCGCACAGCTTACACTGGGCGGTGTGACCACAGGCACCAATGCCACGAGTTACAACGCCACCTTTACTCCGAAAGATGACTATATGTGGCCTGACGGTACTACAACGGCTAAGACTGTATCGTGGAGCATTGGTAAGGCGGCTGGCAGCTTAACTTTGAGTAAGAGTTCTGTAACCCTGAACACATCAAAGCTGAGTGACACTGTGACTGTGACTCGTCCTGGTGATGGCGCAATCTCTGCTACATCCAGCAATACCAGTGTTGCAACAGTAAGCGTATCCAGCAATATCGTGACCATTAACCATGTGAATCAGACCACCGGATCAGCAACTATTACCATCAAGGTTGCAGCGGGAAGCAATTATACTGCTCCTGCTAATAAAACGGTTGAAGTGACAGCTCAGTTTATGCCCGCAAAAGGGAATAAGCTGAACACCTATACATGGGAGCAAATCAAGCAAGTGTCTGATGCTGGTCTTGCAGCAAGCTATTGGAATGTTGGTGATACCAAAACCATTAAGCTCAATGGTAAGGCGGGGAATTATACTTTCTCTAACCTCTCCGTTGATGTTTTTATTTTGGGCTTTAATCACAATAGTGCCAAGGAGGGAACAAATCGTATCCACTTCCAAATCGGAAAAATTAGTGGGAAAGATGTGGCACTTTGCGACAGCAAATACAACAACGAGCAAACTTCCGCTGGATATTTCCACATGAATACCTCCCGCACCAACAGCGGGGGATGGAACAACAGCGCGATGCGCAAGACGCTGTTGGGCAACAGCAATAGTCCGACCAGCCCCTTGGCGAACAGCCTGATGGCGGCGCTTCCTGCCGATTTGAGAGCAGTTATGAAGTCAGTGACGAAGTATACCGATAATACTGGCGGCGGCTCTAACACAGCAAGCTATGTGACTGCGACAACGGATTACCTGTTCCTTTTGTCTGAGTTCGAGGTTTTTGGAACCAGAAATTACGCAAACTCAGCAGAGCAAAACTACCAGCTTCAGTATGACTACTATAAGAGTGGAAACGCTAAGGTAGCTTATAATCACAGTGCGAACAGCACTGCTGTGTGGTGGTGGTTGCGTTCCCCCTATTACAGCGGCAACGACAATTTCTGTGCTGTGGACACCAGCGGCAACATCCGCACCACCCTTGCTTCCTGGTCGGCGGGTGTGCGCCCCGGCTTTTCTGTCTAATCTGCCGCAGTGTATCGGGTCTATATCCCGCCCACGTCAGTGGGCGGGTGCTCCGATAGAGGCAGAAAGTTTCGGTACGGAAAACAATGTCGGCGCGAAGCGCCGACGCGATTTTTTGAAAAATGGGCTTTTTTGCAGTTTTCCAAAAAAGTGCTATCACTTGACAGGTTAAAGACTGCATACAAAGCATGAACGTCGCCCTATAATATACCTTATACCAGTTAGATGGAGGTACGATAATATGGCGACAACCAAACGAGTGTTTACCCTGCGTCTGACTGATGACGTGTTTGATAAGATTGGTACGCTTGCGGCGAATGAGCACCGATCCATGACAAATTACATCGAGTATGTCTTAATCAAGCACCTGGAACAAGTTGAGCAGGAGCGCGGGGTGATAGATACTAAAAAAGCAGTAGAAGAGGAGAAAAACAGTGTCGGTACTTAAAGCAAAGCGTACCACAAGCAAGGCAGAGTTTGTCAATACAGCAAACCAGCTTTATGTGGAAACGCTAAATTTTCTTACAAGGCTGTCTGCAAGATATTCCAGATTGATTGCTGAGGATATCGCACATCTGGCCGGTGGAGTGGTGGATCAAGCTGAAATGGCAAACAGTATCTACCCCTCAGACGACCAGAGAAAGACATTGCGCAAGGCACACCTGCTGGAAGCAAGGGCTTCTTTGAAAGCCTTGGATGTGCGGCTTACGCATTGCTATCTTCTTATGATGCAGAACCCAGAAGGATGCTTTACGAACAGTAAAGGCGTTCAGTTGAAATCTGCGGATGCGGTTGAGAAACTTGATCGTATGGCGGAAAGTTTAGGGCTGCTGATCGACAAGGAAGATGAACTTCTCAGAGGTGTTACTAAGGCACTGGCACAAACTAAAAAGCAGTAATCGGTCTATGGGTGTATTTCTGTAAATGAGTCACACTGCTGTGTGGTGGTGGTTGCGTTCCCCCTATTACAACAACAACAACAATTTCTGTAATGTGAACAACAACGGCAACATCAACAACAACAATGCTTCCTGGTCGGCGGGTGTGCGCCCCGGATTTTGCAATGTGCGAGGTCGAATGGTAGTAGCTTCGGCGAAGGACGACCTTTGCAAAAGGAGAAATACTTCCCTGGTGAAAGCCTAAAACGGCCCTTTGACGACCATGCACGGACGCTACTTGCATGGCGGGGGATTGCGTTAACCCCGTTTCATGTGTATGGTCAACGTAGTATTAGACACGCACCTACAAGACATCTATGCGGAGGGCGAATAAAAAATATGACAAGCGAAGAGCGCCGAGAGGCGCGTTATCAGCGCCGTCAGGCACGACGGCAGGCCAACAGGCAAGAGCGGAGTGATGCGGTAGGATCACTTAACGAAATCTACAACTACCACGATATGTTCTTCTATGGGAAGGAGTGCTGTAAGGGCGTTCGTTGGAAGCAGAGCACCCAAAACTTTGAAATGCACTTGCTTTCTGGAACGGCAAAGAGGCGTCAGATGGTGGTCAGCGGAAAGTGGAAACCACAGCCTTGTTCTCACTTTATGCTCTGTGAGCGAGGGAAGGTTCGCCCCATCGACGCCCCTCATATCGTAGACCGGCAAATTCATAAGGTGGAAAGCAACAAGATCCTGATTCCACTGTATGAGCCAAGCATGATAGTTGATAATGCAGCCAGTCAGAAAAACAAGGGTTTGCATTGGCAATTCCGTCGGCTTAAAGAACAGCTTGCGTGGCACTACCGGCGATATGGGCGTGAGGGTGCAGTGTTTCTTATGGATTTGAAGAAATTCTTTCCTAACGCCAATCGTCGGTTGATTTACCAACGGCACAGTAAATTGATGCTTAACCCAGAGGTTAGAGCGTTTGCGGACTACATCGTTACTACCGCCCCAGCTACTGCTCCGGGGCGGGGTATGCCATTAGGTGTAGAACCGAGCCAACAAGAGATGGTGGCTTTGCCCAGTGCCATTGATAATTATATCAAGTGTCAGCTGGGGATACATTGTGCCGGTCATTACATGGACGACTACTATATCATTCTGCCTGATATTGAGAAGCTGAAAAAGATTGCCCGTGAGATCGTAAGAATGATGGAGTCGTATGGTATCCAGGTCAACCGGCGCAAATGCAAAATTGTTCCACTTGCCAGTCCAAAAGGGTTTCGCTTCTGCAAGGCAAGGTTTACATTGCTGGAGACTGGTAAAATCAAGGTCAACGGTAATCGGTGCGGGATGAAGAGCGCCCGCCGTAAGCTGAAGCTGTTTCATCGTGAGTATTTGCAGGGTAAACGGACGCTTGCTGGAATAGATCAATTCATGGAGTGCCAAACTGCGTACTACAAGAACTATAACGATCATGGCAGGCTTTTACGGTTGCGGCGATTGCACTACGCAATCTTTGAAAAATACAGAAAAATGGAGCAGCAAAAACAATTAAAACAAACAGCTTAAATAAACAGCAAACGTCTGAGGTGTATATCTCAGGCGTTTTTTGCTATGTTTGGAGGAATTTATTGTGGAGTACAGGAGCTATGTTACAAAAAAACGGGCCAGATTCAAAGGCTTTTGTGGTGATGTTAATATCCCCTATGGTACGCACCTTGAAGCTCATGACGGTATCCTCATACTTGATGGAGAACCAGTATGTGTCGCAACCAGTCAGAACGGGCTGGATTACTTTGCCCAGAATGATGATGGTCAGTGGAAGGAGCGTGGAAAGCTGACTATTGAAATCACCTCTATGCTGGCAAGGAGAGACAGAAAGTACCAAGCCAGATGGGATAAGGTTGGCAACGACTCTATTTGTGAGAAGTATCACAGGAAAGAACATGAGGATTTCTGGCTCTGGAGTCCTGATTTCTATACCGCCCCCATTGCGGATTTGCGGCACATCAAAGAACTTATCAATATTTGAAAGGAAGTGGCTATATGTATCAGGTCATTAAAGACAATGTAGTAATGGCTTATGTGGATCAGCCTGTTTTCATTCGTTTGCATGAGAACGGTTGCTATGTACCCGCAACCGAGGGGGAAGCCCAGGGGCTTGCTATTCAAAGTGCGCCCTATCATATCCTTGGCAGAGACAACCTCCCTGGAGCAGTTGCTACCGTTGTGATCTCTAAGATTGACGGAGGCATTCTGGCTGCGGAGCAGAAGCGGATCATTGATGGGCTGATTGTGAACATTTTGGAGGGTTGAGTTATGAACAAGAATTATATCGCACAGCTTTATAATGATGCTGCTCTAACCAGTGCTGGCGTGTTGAATGCCGTTCAAAAGGGGTGGATCACTACGGAAGATGCCGTGGAGATTCTGGGCAGCGACACGGAGATTGACACCATTCGAGAGGCAAAGCTGCTGGAAATCTCTAAGGCGTGCAACAGCGTTATCGTGGCCGGCGTGGACGTACAAATTGGTGAGCGTGTTGACCATTTCAATCTGGCGTTGGAAGACCAAAGCAATATCAACAACCTATTCCGTGTGGTTGAGCTTGGCGGCACGGAGTTCCCCTATCAGGCCGATGATGGCACCTGCACGGTTTACTCCGCTCAGGAAATTGCGCAAATCTACATCACGGCCCAGAGTCATATCACAACACAGACTGCATACCACAATGCGCTCAAGGCGTATGTAAATTCACTGGAAACCAGTGAAGAAATCACGGTAATTCAGTACGGGATGACTCTCCCCGATCCTTACGCTACTGAGTTGGCAGGCAAGTTAGCGGTCGCCCAAGCGCAAATGCAAGCCATTGTTGCACGGCTGGGTGAGACTACATGAGTGAAATTGAGCTGATTTCAGAGCTGACGGACATTTGCATCCGTCAGGCTGAGATCATCAAGGCACAAGCCTATGTGTTAGAGCAGTTCGGTGCTGAGGTGATGGAGGAAGAGCGGCTGAAAGAATTAAACCGCCTACGTGGTGTTGCTGGGGTTTGGGAGGAGGACACGCTATGAAAAGAGAACGGGTAGGAAAATGGGTGCTGTCTCTGCTCCTATGGACGTGGACTGGTGGGCTGTATTTCTTTATGGAAGTCGCATGGAAGACATTCCAAGGCAGGCCAGAGACGATTTCCTGGACAATGTTTGTACTGGCTATTTTCTTGGCTATCCCGCTGGAACGGTTTGGAGCGGAATTGCCTTGGAGTATGCCGTTGTGGGCACAGACTGCGATTTGTGCTACAGCGATTACAGTTGCGGAGTTCGTAGCAGGTCTTATCCTCAATATCTGGCTGGGGCTGGGGATTTGGGATTATTCTCATTTGCCAGGGAACATTCTGGGCCAAATTTGTTTACCGTT